CAGGGGGACGGGTCCTGGTGGCCTTCGCTTGCGTGGGGCTGGCCCTAGCGTACCGGGTGCCAGCAGTTGTCTTCGTCCCTGACGACCAGCCCGTCAACTTCCATCTGGTCCAGCCGGCGCTTCACCACGGACTTGCTCGCGCCGGTCAGCCGGGCCAGCTCGGACAGCGTCTGGCACGGGTCGTCTTCCAGGATGCGGATGATCTGATCGTCCCGGTCCTCGGCGGACACACGTGCCTTCGGCGGGTCCAGCAGCGGCACCGTGTCGGTGTCCACGTCGGTCCCCGCCCACGGGTCCACCACCGTGGTGGCGGCCAGCGCCTGCGCGTCCGCCTCGATCGCCTTCCGGGCCGCCACGTCCGCCGCCGAGGCGCGGCCGGTGGACCGGTGCCAGATGGGACGCGGCGGCAGCGCAATGACGTCCTTCGGGGACATGGCCCGCATCTTCATCATCTGCGGGATGGACTTCGGCCCCAGTTCCTGGTTCCGGAACAGGGCGAAGCCCGGCATGGGCAGCTCGTTCGCCTTCCACCCCTTCTCGATCGCGTCGTTTCCGAAGACCACCTGCGCGTCCGTGGTGGTCGCCAGGGCGAGCGACAGCCGGTGCACGAGCTGACCCGCGATCTGTGAGTCAAGTCCGTGCCCGTCACCGGACAGCGCGGGCTTCTGCGTGCACCACACCAGGATGATTTCCGCCGCGCGGTACTTCCGGGCGATCGTCCGCATGGACGTCATGATGTCCTGGTAGTCGGACAGCCCGTTTTCGTCCTTCGGGTACTTTGTCTTCGAGTCGCTGATCAGTTCCCCGCCTTCGTCCACGAAGACCGTGATGCGCGGCCGGCTCGGGCTGATGCTGACGACGTCCTCACCGCGCGGGATCAGCTTCAGCCGGTCTTCCCCTTCCGCGATCAGCTCGGCGCACAGGTCCCGCATCTCGTCCAGCTCGGTGGCTGTGCGGGCCCGGTGCTGCCAGTTGACCGCCTCGATGTGCTTCCGGTCGAAAATGACCAGCCGGTGGTCTTCGTGCTCGGACGCCTCGGCCATCAGCGGGCGGGCGGACCAGGACTTCCCCGCGCCGCTCGTTCCCGCGAACAGCAGCCGCTTCCCGAGCGGCACCGGCACCGTCTCGCCCGTGATCGTGTTGACCGCCCACGCGTCGCCCGGCTTCCAGCCGGTCAGGTCCAGCCCGTCCGCGCGGCTGCGGGTCCGCAGGGTCAGCCGGGCGTGGCCGCCGGTCTTCCCCTCACGCAGTTCCATGCGGGTGCCCTCACGCAGCCGCAACGCGGCACGCAGCTGCGCTTCCTTCTTCTGCAACGTGGCCAGGTCCATGCTGCCGTTCAGCGTCAGCTTCACCTGGATGCCCGAGTTGGTCAGCGTCGCACCGCCCGCAACGACGTCCGCCAGTCCGCGCGGTTCCGCAACGCCGTGCCACACCTTCGGGTCCAGCCGCTGCAACAGGTCGCGTTCTTCCTGCGACGGGGACAGCGCTTCCAGCGCGGCGTCCACGGTGTCCTGCGACACGTGGCGACCGCCGAGCCACACCGTTGCGACGTTGAAGGCGATGGCCGCAACGCTCGTTCCGGCTGCGACGTCGGACGCGATGCTGTCCGACAGCAGCCACCACAGCCCCGTTGCGCTCATGTGCGCAGCGTGGCAGCGTGCGGCCAGCTGCGGCAGGGTGAGCGGGTACGCCTTCGCGGCTTCACGGCGGACCGAGCGTGCCTCGGCGGCCAGCTGCCGGGTGTCCCGCACCACGGCGCGCGCGGCGCGGCGCTCACCGTTGAAGATGTTCCACCAGGACACTTCATCGCGGGCTTTCTCGAACGCCTTCCGGTCGCGGCGAAGGTCCCGCATGGCGTCCCGCCGGTTGCGGTTGGCTTCCAGCAGCGCCTTCCGGGCGTCCTCGGTGCGGGCCCCGAGCCGCTTCGTGGCCGCGTCGTGCCAGTGCTGTGCGGGGCCCGCGAAGGCGCTGCCGGCCAGGTCGAGTCCGCGTCCAACGGTCTCGCCCGCGCGGGTCATCCGCTCGGTGACGCTCGGTCCCGGCGGCTTCTTCGGGTTCTTCTTCGGCCGCTCGGGGATGAGCGTCGGTGTGTCGAAGGCGTCCACGGTCCTGTCCTTCCTGCTGGTTCCGGTTGTGGGTTGCCCGGTGACTGTACCACGATGTTGCCCCGTTCGTACAGACGCGCAGGTGGCAGCCCGTTCCCGGTGCCGTTCCAGTGCCCGTTCCCGATCATGTTCCAAGCCGTTCCGACGTGCGATAACCACCGGTTTGTGATCATTTGCCGGGGGTGGATGGGGCCCCTGCCGTTCCATCCGTTCCAACCCTCGTACCCGCGTGCACCCGACCCCCTTCCGGCTGCTGCAACTTTCGAACAAACAGCAGCCCCGACCAGGAAGGCCGGGGCTGCTGATCAGGTTCCGCTTAGCAGGTCAGTCCAGGCCGGCCACGTCCTCGGGGTGGAACATCGGGGACCCGTCAACCACGTCGTGAACCCGCAGCTTCCCCCGGTGCTTCCAGCTGCGGACGGTGCCTGGTGCCACGCCCTTCAGCGTCGCCACCTCGGCCACGGTCATCAGCTTGACCTGCGGGTCCGCGATGACGTTGGCCTGCGCCTCGGCCATGATCCCCTGAATCCACGCCAGGTTGTCCGCGTCGCGCTCGGTCCCGGTGGCCGGGGCCGGGTGGCTGTCGTCGTCCTCGGCGTCCGCAGACGGCTGCGTACGGGCCTCGGACGGGGCTGCCGGGGGAAGGGCGGGCGCAGCCGGTGCCGGGGCCACTGCGGCCTTCCTGGACGTCTTCGGGGCCTTCGGGGCCGGACCGGCCAGGACTGCCGCCAGGTTGACGTCCGCACCGTCAGCGATCCGGTACCGCTGGATCTCACCGAGCTGCACGGACAGCTGCTGGTCCGTCTCAGCGAACGCCTTCGTCAGCCGCCACACGGCGGCCTGCGACAGCTTCTTTCCGAGCCACCCGCCGTTCTGCGCGCGGTTCGCGTGCCAGAGCAGCAGGCCGGACCGCCGCTGCTGCTCAATGTCGGTCCCGGTGCGGTGGGCCACGACGCGACGGGCGACGAAGGCGACGCCCTCACCAGCAGCGGTCATGGCCATGGGGGTGACCGCCATCATGATCTTCTCGTTCGTGGTGGACGCCAGCGCGACGCCCGCAACGGCACCGACCACCGGCAGCAGCCACATGCCGAGGCGGACCACGGGCGGGGTGTGCTGTCCCATCAGCGTGACCGCCAGCGCGATCATGGCGCAGATGAGCGTTGCACCCTCACCAGCTGCGACCATGCCGGCCGCGCTGGCACCCGAGTTGAGAATCCGGTCCATGTTCACGAAGGTCGCAATGGCCCCCGCGATGCCCACGGCGGCCATCGGCGCGCAGGCCAGGACCAGGACCAGAATCTGTCCCCACCCCATCCCGTCTTTCTGTGCCCTCGGCTGCTCGGTCTTCTTCATCCAGTTCATCGTGCTGTTCCTCTCGTGTCGTTGCGCGGTTGTCAGCGGGTGTTGCGGGTGAGACGAAGGGTCATCGCCAGCGCGGCGGCCAGGCACAGACCGAGCTGCGCGCCACCGGGGCCCGTCGCCCCCTGTGCGGCGGCCAGCGCGGCCAGCGCGACGACCACCCAGCAGAGCGCGCGCAACGCCTGTCGCGCGGTCGGGATGACCGCTGCCACGCGCTTGCCGTGGCCGGTGAACAGCAGGTACGCGGCGTAGGCGGCCAGCGCGGCCTGCACCGGGAAGCCGTTCAGGGCGACCGCCACCAGACCGGCCGAGGCCAGCGCGACGACCGCAACGCCTCGGTGCGTGAGCTTCGGGCTTCGGTTCTTCGCCACGGTTCCAGTCCCTTCGCGGTGTTGCACGGATTGGATGGGAACCGGTCCGGGTTCGTTCCACCGAACCGGTTCCCCGTTGCTGCCCTTTGAGTATGGCACGTCTGCCGCGACGGTGCAACCCTCGGTGCGATGTCGTTGCGGCCGGCTTCCGTCGCACTGCCACGGCGTTGCAGCAACACGCGACGGACCCCCGTCGCAGCGTGGCGACGGGGGTCCTGTGGGGTGTTGCGCGTTACAACGTGATGCCGAGGTACCTTCGGACATCCGCCCGAGCGTTGCGCACCGCGTGCGCGTCGCTCGGACTGGACGAGATGATGACCGGCTGGTGTCCGGGGCGGGTCACCTTCCAGTGACCCGACTTCGTGCGGTCGATGGTGCAGCCGTGACGCGCCGAGCCGAGTTGCTTGATCAGCTTCGTCACTTCACGGGTGCGGCCGGCGGCCATCAGCTCTTGTCCTTCGCGCGCTTCAGGCGCTGGTCCACGACGATGTTGATCAGCAGGGCGAAGGCAATGCCCGTGATCGCGGCCGAGGCCCACTCGGGCGGGTTGATCACGTTGAAGATGCTCAACGCGCTGATGGCCATGATGATCAGGAAGATGATGCGGGACATGACGTTCCTTCTTTCTTCGCTGCGGTTGCTTACAGGTACGAGGCTACATGCCGGGGGTCGCGGGTGCAACCCCCGGCGGGAAAGTTCCTAGGCGATGTTCGCCGCGACCAGCAGCGACCAGATGCGACCGGCCACGGTGTGCGGCGCGTCGATGCTGCCGGCCGCGCGAAGCGGGCCAGCGGTGCCCCCGGTGCTCTCGTTCCAGTAGATGACGTGGTCCCAGTAGACGCGGTGTCCGTTGCCGGGGTCCTCACCCTCGGTCTTGCGGTGCACCAGCAGGCTCACGGCGTAGGTGCGGCGTCCCAGTACGGCAATCCCCCACGGCCCCTTGCGGGTCAGCGTGTCGTGGCCGAGCTTCACCGTGCCGTCCTCGGCGGCCAGGTCATCGTTCATGCAGACTGACCGCCCCTTGCCCTGGCAGTCCCCGCACAGCAGGGCCTTGCCGGGCGCGTGCTGCACCTTCGCGGCGCGGCGCTCGGCCAGGTACTCGCCCATGGTGCGGGCGGGCTTCGCGTCCTGCTGCGGGGTCTCGGTGCGCTCATCCACCGGGGCGACGTACCCGAGGTCATGCGCCTCGGTGGCCGGCTGCATGGACGCTTCGGCGCGGTCCTCGGCGGCCCGGAACAGCTTCACGCAGCTGTCGCACACGCTGTAGAACTTCCGGGCGCGGTCCAGGCTGACGAAGGTGGCCGAGACGCTGCGCTGGATGGTGACGCGGCAGGCGGCCCGCAGGTTCCCGTCCTTCGCGCCTCGGCTGCCGAGGAAGGCGTGGGCCTTCGTGCCGGTGTTGCTCGGGGCGAAGACGTCGGTGTTACTGTTCATGATGTTCCTTCTTTCCTGCGCTGCGGTTGCTTACAAGAGAGACACTACAGGGGCGGGGCTGCTGATGCAACCCCGCCCCCGGAACAACTTCAGATATTCCGGGCCGCCGCAATGATCTCGGCGTGGTCGAAGGCGAGCGGCGGCAGCTCGGACAGCGGCCACCAGCGGGCGTCCACGGCGTCGTCACCGGCCCGGACCTCGGTACCGGGGATGACTTCGAGCATGTACGCCACGCTGACGACGCGGCCACGCGGGTCGCGGCCCGGCGCGTCGAAAACGTCCACCCGCGTCAGCTCGGCCGGCAGGGCGGGGACGCGGGTTTCCTCGTACAGCTCACGCGCCGCCGCGTCCCTGCTGGCCTCACCCCGGTTGACGTATCCGCCGGGCAGTGCCCAGTGGCCCTTGAACGGGTCCCACCCGCGCTCGATCAGCAGGACGTACCCGTCCGTCCGGAAGACCGCGATGTCCACGGTCAGGCTGATGGTCTCGTCCACGTCGGTCATGGTTCCTTCTTTCTTCGTCGCGGTTGCTTACAAGGGGAACGCTACAGGGCCGGGGCTGCGTATGCAACCCCGGCCCCGGAACAACTTCAGCGGGTCAGGTACGCGGGCTCACGCTCGGTGCCGTCCTTCAGCAGGCGGCCCCAGCAGTGCGCACACAGCACGGTGTCCAGGTGCTCACCCGACCGGTTCAGAATGTCGTGCGTCTTCGTGGACGCGGCGGTGAGCGGGCCACGGTAGCGGTGGCAGCTGGCACACTCGTACCGGAAGCCGTGGCTGTGCATCACAGTGCCCGCGCTGACTGCCAGAAACGGTTGCGCGGCAAGCTCGGGAAACTCGTTCGAGCGCTGCGCGCGCAGCACGCGGCGGTTGTGTTCAGACACAGCCTGGTGCAGTGCGCGGCTGTCCGCGTAGGGCCGGGTGGCCACGAACTCGGCGGTCTGGTCGCTTCGCATCTGGTCTTCTTTCTTCGTCGCGGTTGCTTACAAGGGGAACGCTACAGGGCCGGGGCTGCGTATGCAACCCCGGCCCCGGAACTTCTTCGGTCAGCTGTGCTTCGTGCACGGGCCGCCCGTCGCGGTCGCGCGCCGCTTGCAGGCGGTGCCCGTCAGCGTCGGCCGGCCGCACTGGTTGCGCGGGTCGTGGCCGGGGCAGAAGGGGCCGCCCTTCGCCTGGTTCAGGCAGCCGTACCCCCGGCTGGTCTGGTGGGCGCAGCGGATGCCGCTGCCGCCCTCACGCGCCATCACGCACCCGCCATGGTGACTTCACCGGACGGGGCCAGCTCGGCGGCCAGCTGCCGCAGCCACTCGGGCAGCGGGTCTTCCTTGCTCGGGGTGTACCGCAGGTCTTCCACGCCGAGGCGCTGGGACCCGTCCGGCGCGGGCTTCAGGATGCGGGGACCCACTGCCGTGACTTCCACGGCGTGCCAGCGGTGCACGGTCCACCCCTCGGCGGCCTCGGGCTTGTACGCGTAGCGGACGTGGATGCGGGCGGGCTGGAAGTGGCGGTCCTGGTACGTGGCCTTGAGCGGCGGTGCGCCCGTCACGGCAACGGACACCGTGGCGAAGGCGTGGCCACTGACCTCGGTTACGTCAAGCATGGGTTTCCTCTCTGCGGTTGCTAGGTGCGAAGCTACCGGACCGGGGCTGCCGAAGCAACCCCGGTCCAGGGCCGGTCAGTGCTTGATCAGGTCCGAGGTGAACGGGCGGCCCCGCCGGCCGGTGCCCCGGTTGTGCGGCATCTCGTCCCAGTCCACGTCTGCCCACGTGCGCCCGTAGTTCTCGTGGCCGAGCTGCGTCACCGCGCCCCACGCCACGCCGTTCACGGTGCCCATGCAGGTCACGCCGTACGTGTCCACGCCCTGGACCCGCTGGCCCTTCGGCCAGTCCACGATCACCTGTTCCATGGCGTCGGTCAGCTCGGACACACCGTCCAGCAGGACGTTCGCGCGGCGCGCGGCCACGGTCAGCGTGCCCGCCAGGAAGGCATCCCCGTTGATGCCGGGGCCCGAGAGGTACCAGCCGTTCGCGCGGACGCGGCCGAGGTACACCCGCAGGACGTGGCGGGGACCGTGGTCGGTCCGCTGGTGGAACCACATCTGCCCCGCCTCACCGCAGCCCCACGTCCTGCTGCCGAAAGTCCGGGTGGCCCGGCCCGCGTACGGGCTGGCCTCGGCCGGCTTCGGCGCGGCGGTCCGGGTACGGATGCCGTGCTTCACCGCGTCCTGGCCGAAGGCGGGACGGGGCTCACCGAGCGTCGCGCGGATGACCGGCTTCGGCTCGGCCATGCTGTCGTCCGCCAGCGCCACCGCGCGGTCCCGCAGCGTCTTCGCCTCGGCATCCTCGGCGGTGTCCACCGTGGTGACCGGCTCGGCCGGGGTGGCGGACAGGAAGTGCGTCTGCCGGGTCCGCTGGCCGAAGTTGGCGACCGCCACCCACACGCTGCCGCTCGGGGTGAAGTAGACCGAGACGTTGAAGTGGAAGCCCGCGTCCGCCGCCGCCCGCTCGATCACGTTCGCGTTGTCGGCCACGATCTGGTTGGCCCGCTGGCCGAACACCGCCACGCGGGTGCCGATCCGCTCGCCGTTCTTCCGCTCGCCCCGGACGCCGAAGTCCAGGCCCTGCTTCAGACCGAGGCCGCGAAGGACTCGGGCGACTGCAACGCCGGGGGTCTTCGCGGGGGTCAGGTTCTTCGCCATGATGCTGCCTCTTTCTTCGCTGCGGTTGCTTACAAGGAAGACGATACACGAGCGGCCCCGGACATGCAACACCCCCGTAGCAATGATCTGCCACGGGGGGTGCGACGCGGGTGAAACGCCAGGTCAGTCGGCGTCCTTGACGTCGGTGCTGCGACGCTTGTGGCGGCCCCGCATCCGATCGCAACGCGCGCAGTCGCAGCCGGCACGGACCAGCTCGAAGCTGCGCGGCGCGGGATCGGTGAAGCCGACGAAGGCCAGCGACAGGGCGGACGCGATGACGCAGACCCACATGGGCTGACCGGTGGCGAAGATCGTGACGACGATCACCCACACCGCAACATAGGTGGCGATCCACAGTTTCCGGGGCATCTCGTACATGATCAGATTCCTTCGGTGGTCTGGTCGGGGTGAGCGGCCGAGGGCCAAGGTACGGACATGAGCGACGCACGGGGCGGGGGCGGCCCAACGGTGACCAGCGGCCTGTTGGCCCACGCGTACCCCATCGCGGCCAGCGCGAAGGCGTCCGCCATGTCGTAACGACCGTCCTTCACCATGACGCTGGACAGGTCCACGCCGTGGCGAGCGGCGACCGCACGCACCATCTGCGCCTTCGTCGCCTTCCCGTGGCCGGCCGTGTACAGCTTGAGCGCGGACGGGGACACGAGCGTGAACGGGACGCCGAGCTGCCACATGCTGTGACGGACCATGTACCGCAGCGCGGCCAGTTCCTCATGACCCTTCTGCATGTTGCGGCTGAACGCGCCCGCTTCGATGACCACCAGGTCCGCTTCCTGCGGCCACTCGGTGGTCCCGCTCACGAACAGCCGCGCGCGGCCCACTAGGCGGTCCAGGCGGCCTTCCATCTGCTGGTACGGCTCGGTATGCGTCACCCAGTTCTGACGTCCATCGGACATGCCGGTGGACGTCAGCGACAGGTCCAGACCGACTACGCGGTACGCCCTCACGCCACACCGCCGAGACGCAGCGCGTTCAGGTTGGCGGTCACCTGGTTGGCGTCCGCAGCGGGAATGTCCACGCTGACGTGCCAGCCCATCCGGCGGCCCCGCATCGCGGGGTGGATCGTCCACGTCCAGCCGGTCCGGACGGCGTGTTCGATCTGCGCTTCCGTGGGGTCCGTGCCGGATTCCACGAAGCCCGCCATGGTGAGGCAGGACGACGTGGCCCGGTCATACAGGCTGCCGGTTTCGATGTTCTGGGGTACCGCCAGGGTCATCAGCGCTTCGGCGTCCGCCAGGCTGTTGAAGGCCACGGACACGTCCCCGTCTTCGTCCCCGGCGGTGCCCATGAAGCCGATGCCGGTCAGGTCCAGCGCGCGGGCCAGTTCCTCGGCGGCCACGTTCGCCCAGTGCTCGGTGTCGTCCATGCTGCTGCTCATCATCGTCTTCCCGTCCCTGCTGTCTCAGCTGCCGTTGGTGTACTGGTTCTTACTGCCGACACGGTGCACCGGCTTCACGCCCGCCTTCCGTGCGATGCGCAGCACGTGGTTGCGGTCCACGTCCACGGCGGACGCGATGGCCGAGGGGCCGAGCAGCTTCGAGCCGTAGACCAGGGCCACCACACGGTCCCGCTCGGCACGGGCCGTGGACACCCCGGACACCGCGCGCTGCCGGCTGTTCGCCGCGTCCGCCAGCGTCTCGTACGCGTGGCGCGCGGCCTCGGGGTCAACGCCCTCGGCCACCGGCACGCGGGTCTGCTTCCCCTTCGTGGTCTCGCCGTGGGCGGACCAGATGCTGTCCACGTAGTTGCGGTCGCGGCCGATCGCCTCGGCCATCTCGTCCACGGTCAGCAGACCCTTCGGGCGGACACGGACGACGTGGTCCCAGAGCGCGTCCGTAACGGTGGTGAGGTTGTCCACGGCGGTGTTCAGCCCGTCGCGGACCCTGTTGAGCGTTGCGGTGGCCGTGGCCTGGTCACGCAGCTCGGCGGTGGTCGTGGCATTCATGATCCGTTCCTGTCTTCCGGTCGTTGTTGGTAAGTGTTGCCATTTAAGCACAGCTGAACCCCCGGTGCAACCTGCTGCACCGGGGGTCCGGGGTGGCCGGCGGGTGGTCAGCCGCGCGCGGCCACGACAGCGGCCACGCCTTCCATCAGGTGGTGCGCCGACTGGTCCAGGATGTACGCGCCGCCGAGCGGGCCACCGAGGTCGTGGAACGGCTTGTGCCCCGTGGCCTCGGCCAGCTTCCGCACCGGCCAGCGGCGATCGATGAACCAGTGGGTGGCCGCGCTGACCGCGACTGCCGACGCGATCCGGCCCGGCTTCAGCTTCATGTCCAGCAGGCTGTTCACCGCGACCAGGGCGACCGCCTGTGCGCCCGCGTAAGAGGCGATGTGACCCGCCATGGCCCGGTGTCCCGCCAGCCCCGCGTCCGCCTTGTGAGCGGCCTGGTGGCCCGTCTGGAACCAGTGGTCCGCGACGTGAGCGGCGGTGCGCATTGCGGCGTACGCGGCAGCCGCGTTCGCGGCGGTGCTCATGAGCGGTTCCCCTTCGCGTCGCGGTCCACGACCGGCTTCGACAGGTCACGGTGTTCCACGTGGTCGGTGCCGAGCGCGGAACCGAGGAACATGGCGAAGGACGCGGCGCGGTGACGTCCGCCCGCGCAGCCCACGGCCACCCGGACCGTTCCGGCGGTCGGTCCCTTGCCGAAGGCGTGGACCATGCGGACGGTGTCCAGCAGCAGTTCCGGAATGCCAGCGGTGTCGGACACCGCCCGCTGTACCTCGGTGTCGTGCGCGGTCAGGTAGCGCAGCTCGGTGTGGACGTGCGGGTCCCGAAAGTGGTGGCGCAGGTCCAGCGTGATGTGCGCGGCCGGCGGGTCACCGTGCAGGTACCCAAAGCTGATGATCTCGATGTTCACGGGTGGTTCCTCTCTCGCGGTTGGTTGCAACATAAGCATGGCACAGCAGCGGGCCCGCTGTCCAGGGGAACAGCGGGCCCGTGTGGGTGGTGCGCGTCACGCCGTGGTGACGTACTTCCCGAAGCGTCCGTCCAGGACGCGGCTGACCTTCGCCACGGCGAGCATGTCCGAGGCGTCACCCTTGCGCAGCCCCTCGGGGATCGTCTCGCCCATCCGGCGCAGCAGGTTCGTCTGCGCGTCGGACGCGGGCGTCCTGCGCCAGCTGGCCTTCCGGTTGTTGAAGGTGAAGCCGGTCGTTTCGGCGTAGTCTTCCATGGCCTTCCGCGCCACCGAGGGGTCACACGAGCCGCTGTCCAGCCGGGACACAGGGGCCTTCGCGGTCGTCCCGTCAACCTTCCCCTGGAAGAACTGGCCCGGCGCGTTCGGGTCCGGCAGCAGGAACAGGTTGACGTCCTGCCCGACCGGCAGGAAGCGGATGCCCGCCTTCGTGGTCAGCCACGTAAACGGGGACGCGGCCAGCTCGGTGCCGAGGATGTCTACGTCCACCAGCTTCTTCAGGACTTCCACCCCCACTTCCTTGTCCGGCTGGACCGGGCCTTCACCCCGGCAGGCGCAGTCAGGGTTGATGCCGCAGGCGCAGGCGTCCAGGCCGGTGCCGTCCAGGTCACCGGGGCAGCCGCACGAACACTGGTCCGACCCCGCGCAGTTGCAGATGGCCGAGGGCTTCTCGTGCTGTTCGACGCACCGGCAGCCGCACTGACGGATGCCGCACTTGCACCGGTCCGAGCACCCGCAGGACAGGCAGTTGCAGTCACACCGTCCGGCGCAGTCCGATTCCAGATCGTTCACGCCGGCCAGGTTGTGCTTCAGCGACGCACCCGCGATGTCCAGGACCAGGCAGTCAGTCTTCCCGGCGGACAGCCGCAGGCCGCGCCCCACCATCTGGATGTACAGGCCGGGGTTGAGCGTCGGACGTCCGATGATCACGCAGCTGGTGGCGGGCGCGTCGAACCCCTCGGTCAGCACCATGCAGCTGACCAGGATGCGTGTCTCACCGCCGTTGAAGCGGGCGTACGCGGCCCGGCGGTCGGTCGTCTTCGTCGCCCCCGTGATGACCTCGGCCGTGGTCCCGCAGACCGCCCTGAACGCCTCGGCCATCTTCTCGGCGGTCGCCACGTCCGGCATGAAAACGATCGTGGGCCGCTCGCTCGCCTCGGTGCACCAGGTCTCTGCGATGGCCGTGAACGCTGCCGAGTCTTCCAGCGCGGCGGCCAGGTCCCCGGTGTTCAGGTCCCCGCCCGTCACGCGGGTGGACGCCAGGTTCAGGCCGGGCACGTCGATGGAACGGGCGACCGGGGCGACCAGGTACCCTTCCTTGATCATCCAGTGAATCTTCTTCGAGTAGGCCACCGACTGCCAGACGTCCGGCAGCCCGCCGTCCATGCGGGTCAGGGTCGCGGTGAAGCCCACGGTGGGTGTCGCGCGGTCGTCCATGCACCCGTAGTGGTCCAGGACTTCGCGGTACGTGCGGGACGCGTAGCGGTGGCACTCATCCACGATGACCAGCCCGATGCGGTCCACGTCCGCGCGGCGCTTCGGGCGGGCCAGCGTCTGCACCGAGGCCACGACGACGTCAGCGAACTGGTGCGTGGTCTTCCCGCGCGCGCCCTTGACGATGGCGGTCCAGACGCCGGGGATCATGGCCTTGATCTTCGCTTCAGCCTGTTCCAGCAGTTCTTCACGGTGGGCCAGGACCAGCACGCGCTGCCCCTGCTTACGCAGTCGCTCGATGTGCGCCGCGATAAGGCCGCTGAAGCACACGGTCTTGCCGGCCCCGGTGGGCAGCACGATCACGGGGCGGTTGATGCCCTCGGACCACTGCTGCTCAACAGCGGCCAGCGCCTCGGACTGGTACTGCCTGAGTTCAAACGACATGAGTTCTTCCTGTCGGTGGTTGATTCGCGGTTACAGGTTCCACGCTACAGGGCCGGGGCTGCACATGCAACCCCGGCCCTGAAACCAGTCCGATCAGTGGTGCGTCGGGCAGACTTCCCGCAACGGGAAGCAGCAACGGCCAAGCGGGTGACCGCTGCGACACGGCGCGCACGGCGACACGTAGCAACACGGCCGCTGCGACGCTGCGACGGGCGTTGCGCCGAAGCCGTCCAGGTTCACCGGCTCGGGGTTGCCGAGCAACACCGGTTCCCGGTCCGGCATCACCACGGTGACCGGTCCCGAGCTGGCCCGCAACGCGGCCGGCCGCCGGTCCACCGGCTTCCAGCCCCAGTCCGGGACGCGCCGCACGAAGCCGTTGCAGGGGCCGCCGTTGCACTGCTCGTGGTTGAACGCCTCACCGCCGCAGTGGCCGGTGCCGTTCTTGTGCACGCTCGGCACGTGCCCGCACTGGCACGGGTCACCGGGGCTCGGCCGCGTCCAGCGGTCCAGGTCCGCGTCCGTGGCCTCGGACACCGCTTCGTCCGCCCCGGACTGAATGCGCTCACCCACCAGGTAGCGGGCGTGCGCCGAGTCGTCATCGTCGTCGTTCATGGACGACTCACCTTCGACGGCCACGCCCTTGCCCACGGCGTTGATCATCGCGCCACACAGCTTGATCAGGTCGTTCGCCATGGCGTCGCGCGCGGCCGGCTCGGCGTGGATGTTCGACGCGATGTCGCGGGCCAGCCCCTGGATCTCGTCCCACCGGTTCATGCCGACACCGCCGGGCTGATCACGCGGGCGCGGCCACCGACACCGCAGCGCATCGTGTGCAGCGGCGTCCGGCACCCGCAGGTTTCCTTCCGCAGCTGCACCCGGTCGCGGGCCGCCTGGACCCGTTCCACGGCTTCGCTCATCCGGCGCATGGACTCGGACGCGTCCACCACGGCGGGCATCATCTGTGCGGCCATCGTCTCAGCCGCCTGCCCGAGCTGGTCCCCCGTCTTCCGCAGCCGGTCCCCGAGGGTGCGCGCCTTCCACTCAGCCAGGTGCGGGAAGGTCTCTTCCAGCTCGGCCATCAGCTTCTGCGCGTCCTCGGGCCCGAGCTGGTCCAGCACGGCGGGGCCGATGATGACCGAGTCCTGAACCTCGGTGACCGCCAGCAGCTCGGCACCTTCGTCCACCAGGACCACCGGGGCCGGTGCGTCCTCGGACCGCAGTCCGATCCGCTCGCCGCGCTCGGTGGACCGCGCCACCGCCTCGGCGCGGCCGGTGCCGCAGTCCAGCTTGTGGCCGGACACCTTGCCGTGGGTGATCCTCTTGCACTCGGTGCAGGTGGACGTGGCGGCTTCGTCCGCGTAGTCCTGCGCCTGCTGCTTCGCACCCTTCATGGTGCGGTCTTCGCGGTACAGGGCGAAGTCCCCGTCACGCCAGGCGCGGGCCACCCACTGGCCCTTGCTTGGGCTGTCCACGGTGAAGGTCCAGGACTCACCGTTGATCGTCGCGGCGGCCCGGTGGGTCAGCCCCTCGGACCCCCATTCCTTCTTCTTCGTCCAGGTCAGCGGCGCTTCGGCCGGCTGCTGCGGCTGCGTGTCGTTCGCGGTCGTTGTCATGCTGCCATCGTACAGGAACCAAGGGACCGGGGTCAACACAGCCCCACGACGTTTCGGGTGTGGCAGAAACGAGCGGGGCAAAACCGCAGGTCAGGCGGATGTGGCAGCAGATTCCCAACCTTTCGTATAGACACGGTTTTTCGTCACGGGACCCTAGGTACCACTCTGTGCGCGCGGGCGCATACATGTAGTAGTCACGTCCCTGCCTCACCACACATGCCCTAATACGAAAGGTTGGGAATCTGCTGCCACAAGTCTCTGACCTGCGACGATGCAACGGCCGTTTCTGCCCACTTCTGCCACGGGCACGCTGCGTTCATGCGGTGTCACGCTGCGTCTACCGAAACGGCCTCGGATGCGCCACGTCGTGGGGCTCACGTTCCAGGGCCCCGGCAGAAGCGGCCCCGGCCGGCCCGAGGGGACCCCGCCCGCTGTCCCCGTCCGGGTGTACGGTGGGACCGCCGACAGCAGGCCAGCCGGTCCCGCTGCCCCATCGTCCCCTTACCAGGGATCATGTCTGGACAGCGGTTGCACCGTAGCTTGCGATGATGTACCTTCATCCCAGGAACACAGCAAAGGGGCCGACCCCCGAAGGAACCGGCCCCTGATGTTGTAGCGACAACCGCGAAGAAGACACCACCAACAACCGAAGGGTACCACCGGTGACCATCAGCGCCGCTCACATGCCGATCCTGACCGCCTCGGCCATCACGCCCGAGGTGATTGAGAGCAGCGGTATCGAGTCCACCCCGCGCGGACTGCGCTTCCCCTGGAACGACGGGGTCAGCGCCACGGTGTGGCAGAACCGCCCCGACAACCCGCGCGTGGACGACGAAGGCCGCGCCGTGAAGTACGAGTTTCCGAAGGGCGCGAAGGTCCCGTTCAACCGCCTGCGCGACGGTGACGATCTCACTCGCATGATCATCGCGGAAGGCACGAAGCAGCAGTACGCCGTGCTGTCCCACGCCCCTGCCGACATGGCCGTCTACGGCATGTCCGGCTGCTGGGGATACAAGCACGCGGATCTCACCGTGGCGGACGGGCGGGACGTCTTCCTGTTGTTGGACGCGGACTTCGAGTCCAACCAGGACGTATGGGTGGCCGCCGAGCAGTTCACGAAGCAGCTGAAGCGCCACGGTGCGAAGTCGGTGGCCTACGTCGCCACCACGGGCACCGGCAACGAAGGTGTGGACGATGTCCTGGCCGGCTTCCCCGAGGACAAGCGGGGCCACATGCTGAAGACGTGGCTTGCGCAGGCCGCGCCGAAGCTGCCCCGGAAGCCGAAGGCGAAGCGTCCCGTTCAGTCCGAGATGGACGCCGAGGCCGCGAAGCTGTTCGGCACCAGGGACAAGCCGTTGACGTACAAGCCGGTGGATGCCGCGCAGAAGATCATGGACGGGACCCCGGCCGCGATCACCGTGGAAAAGAACATCGCCCTGTATGTGGGCGGTGTGTACCAGGTGGACGAAGACGCCATCCTGTCCCGCGTCGTGGGGCTGCTCGGGAACTTCTACACCCCCGGCTTCCTGAAGCAGACCACGGACGTCCTGCGGGGCCTGCTGGCTGCCGAGGGTAAGAAGCTGCCCGAGCACATGTCCACGCCGCTGCTGAACTGCGTCAACGGCATGGTGGACCTGCGTACCGGTGAGCTGCTGCCCCACTCGCCCGACCACATGTCGTACGTCCAGGTGACCGCCGCATACGAGCCGGACACCGCGACGCCGAACTATGACGCGTGGCTGCGGGACGCACTGCGGAAGGAAGGGGCGACGGACGCCGAGCTGGACGCGCTGGTGGCCGACATCGAAGAGACCGCCGGAACGATGCTGGACCCGTCGCGGACGCCTTCGAAGACGCTGTTCCTGTTCGGCCCGAGCCGGTCCGGGAAGTCCACGTTCCTTCGTCTTCTGCGAGCGGTCGCGGGCGCGAAGAACACGAGCGCGGTGACGCTGCACAACTTGGCCACGGACCAGTTCGCGGCGGCCAACCTGTACGGCAAGATGCTGAACGTGGCGGCCGACCTGTCGAACAAGCACGTGGAAGACCTGTCCCTGTTCAAGATGATCACGGGTGAGGACGTGGTGCAGGCGAACAGGAAGTACGGCAACCAGTTCGAGTTCACGAACCAGTGCCTGGTTGCCTTCAGCGCGAACGAGTTGCCCACGGTGTCCGAGGCCAGCCGCGCCTACGCCGAGCGGATGAAGCCCTTCGAGTTCCCGAACAGCTTTGCCGGCCGTGAGGACAAGACGCTGGAAGACAAGCTGATGTCCGAGCTGCCGGGGATCCTCGCGCGGTGGGTGAAGGCGTACGGTCGCTTCCTGGCCCGTGGCGGATACGGCCGGACGGACGCGGCGACGCAGGCCAACTTCGAAGCGAAGTCGGACCGCGTGGTCCAGTTCTTCCAGGACATGTGTTCGGTGGCACCCGCGACGTACGGGCAGAAGATGGACCCGACCACCGCGACCGGACGCCGTGACGTGGCCATCGCGTTCAATGCGTGGGCCGAGCGCAACGGCGGGTCGAAGATGGGTGAGCGGGCGTTCTTCAACCGCTTCGCACAGATGGAAGGGATCACGGAAGTCCGGGTGGGCAAGGGGTCCCGCGCCTTCAACGTGACCGTGGCGAAGGCGGACGAAGACACCTGGTCCGCCGAGGACGCCGAGCCGGTGGCCGACCCGGTGAAGCCGTCCGGCGTGGTCCCCGCTGGCAACCCGTGGGTGCCCGCTGACGACGACGCCAGCCCCTGCGCGGTCCCGGCGGTCACCTCGGCCGTGAGCGTCCCGCAGATGGCCGCACAGCCGGACCCGTTCGCGGTCGAAGACCTCGGGTACGATATCTGATCGCAGGTTGACAACGGGTGGTGCAGCATCCATGATGGGTGTTGCACCACCCACCCCGGTACCGGCCACCGAGCCGGCCACTTAATCACCGGAAGGACCACCACATGAAGGTTCTCGCCTTCGACATCGAGACCGGCGCGGCCGAGGAACTGCACAAGTACGGCCCCGGCTTCGTGCGGCTGTGCGGATGGGCGGACGTCGCCCCCGGATCCCGCGTCACGATCAGCACGGACCCGCGTGAACTCACCGCAGCTCTGTTCCGGGCCGACGCACTGACCGCCCACAACGGCATCAACTTCGACCTGATGGCCATGGGCCGTGAAGGCTTCTTCACCTTCGACCAGTACGAACTGCTGTGCCGGAAGATGTTTGACACCATGATCGTGGAACGGCACGTCAACCCCGTGGCCGCGAAGGGGAAGCAGCCCATGGGGTACTTCGGGCTGGACGCCACCGCAGCTCGGTACGGGCTGGAAGGGAAGTCTTCGGTGGACTTCGCGGGGAAGGTCGCCATCATTCGTCGCGTCAAGGGCGACGCGTACGCGGACAAGGCGGTGAAGGCGGAACAGGCGAAGCAGCGGAAGGCCGCGCGCCTCGGCACCGAGTACGCGGACCCGCAGCGGACCGGCGTCCTGAAGCTGCTGGCCGAGCTGTACGGCGGTTACGACCGGATCCCGCAGGACGATCCGGACTACCGTTCGTACCTGGTGGCGGACGTCCAGACGCAGGGCCGCGTGTTCACGAAGCTGGCCAGTGTGGTCCGGGACGAGTCGTCCACGTCGCAGCGGTACGTGCGCCGTGAGCACTACACCGCGACCGCGATGGGGCGCGTCACCCTGGAAGGGATGCGCACCGACGTGGACGAGACGATGAAGCGCTGGTCCGAGGGACAGGCCCGGCTGGAAGCCGGCAAGGAACTGCTTCACGAGAAGTTCGGGATGCCGACCGAGGGTAAGTATCCGCACCGCTCGAACCCCGGTAAGGCAGCGTTCCGGCGGGCGATCCTGGCCACGGGCATCAGTGAGGACGCGCTGACCGCGAACTGGCCTATGTGTGAGGACGGCAGCCTGAAGACGGGGAAGGACGTCCTGGACGAGTTCATCCCGATCTTCGACCGGACGAAGCCCGCTGCCGCCGAGCTGTGCCGGACGATCAAGGCGTTCAACGGTGAACGGACGATCTACGGCACCGTTCTGGACCATCTGGTGGGGGACCGCGTCCACCCGTACATCGGGCCCGACCAGGCATCGGGCCGCTGGTCTATGAAGGACCCCGGTCTCACCGTGTTCGGGAAGCGCGGCGGTAAGGCGCGTGAGCGCGGCATCATGCTGGCAGACTCGGATGACGAAGTCCTGGTGGCCATCGACGCGGACCAGGTTGACGCGCGCGTGATCGCGGCCGAGTGCCAGGATTCCGAGTACATGAAGCTGTTCGCGCCCGGCATGGACCTGCACAGTGAGGTGGCGTTCCGCGTCTGGCCGGACCTGCACAAGCACGGGGCCGACTGCCACCGTGAGCCGAAGCCTGACTGCCACTGCGGCATCGTCTCGAAGTGCCACTGTGAGCTGCGCGACCGCGCGAAGGTCTTCGGCCACGGATTCTCGTACGGCCTCGGCGCGGCCGGTATGGCGCGGCAGCACGGCGTGGACGTCGCGGTGGCGCAGGGCTTCGTGCGCGGCATGACCGAGGCGTTTCCCCGGCTGGCCGAGTGGAAGGAAGAGATCCGGGCGGCAGCGGGTGCGCTCGGGTTTGATGAGCCGGTCCCCGCGAACGATCCGTACCGGATCCTGCACACGTGGGCGGGACGGCCCGTGCGGGTCGAACGGGACCGCGCGTACACGCAGGCCACCGCGCTGGTGGGACAGGGCGGTACGCGGGACGTGATGGCGGAAGCCATCCTGCGGCTGCCGGCCGAGTACCGCCGGAAGATTCGCGCGGTCATCCACGACGAGATCGTGATCAGCCTGCCGAAGCACAACGCGCAGCAGGTGGCGCAGGGCATCACGGACAGCATGGCCTTCGACCTGCGCGGCGTGGCGATCACCTTCGGGTGCAGCGACGTGGCCCGGTCGTGGGCAGGCTGCTACGGCGCGCAGTACGAGACCGCCGCGTAAGGAAGTTCCGCAGCCGGGGTTGCATAGCGGCCCCGGCTGTGCCATGCTCGTGTTGCAACCAACCGCGACGAAGGGCAGCACGATGAAGAAGAACCACGCGGCCGAGCTGAAGGGCCTGATTGAAGCGGCCGAGGCCAACGGCTGGACGTACATCGGCAACAACACCGTGCGCCGGCTGGCCGAGCACCAGACGCCCGAGTTCGCGCAGAAGCACGGGTGGTGGACCGGCAGCACGTACGCCAGCCTTGAGTTTCTGTCCTTCGTCTTCCCGCTCATCAACGGTCGCGCCCCGAAGGTGGTGTACGGCACCAACAACACGCCGTGGACCGCCCGCAATGACCGTAGCATCAGCTACCGTCGCGCGGTCGAACTGCTCGCGCAGCCGCTGCACCTGTCCGAGGTTCACGACCACTGATGGACCGGATCACGCGCAATGCGGCCCGACTCGGCATGACACCGGCCGAGGCCCTGGAAGGTGGCTTCCTTGACCTTTGGGGCAACGTACTTCCCGCACACCCGACCATCTCTGAAGGGACCACCACCATGATCGTGCCCGTCACCTCGAACCTGGCCGAGGCCATGAACCGTACGTCGCTCGTGCTCGGCACCGTCAGCCGGAACACGAAGAAGATGAACGACCGGGACGCGTTCCCCGAGCTGGCCAACCAGCTGGAAGACCTGACGGTGAACGTGCTTCAGGCGTCGTCGTCCCTGTCGCTGATCGGCGTCCGTCCCGCCGGGGCCCGCTTCGACTTCGCCCCGGACACGAAGCTGTCCGCGAAGGTGAACGGCTGCGTCAGCTACCTGCGCAACGAAGCCACCAGCCTGCTGAAGGCGAACAGCTTCAGCAGGTACGAGAACACCCACTCGGACGCCGTGCTGGACCGGATCAAGGCGCTGTACGGGCTGCTGACGGACGCGGTGTCCAGTCAGGTCCGCTCGGACCTGCGGCACATCCAGACGATGTCCCCGTCCCGCCTGATCGCGGTGGCCGCGTCCGTGGCCGAGGCCGCGACGCTGGACGGGCGGGCCGAGGCCACGAAGGTGCCGCGCCACCTGCGTTAGCACCGCAGCAGCCATTCACGGGGCAGGTCACTGAGTTCCACGACCTGCCCCGTTGGCACGCGTACGTACTGGCCCCGGATGCGGTACCGGTCCAGCAGGCCGCTGCTGATCAGCCGGTCCACGGCCAGCACGTCCACGCCGAGGACCAGGGCGGCTTCCTGGCGGGACAGGAACTTCGGAACAGGCACTGTCGTCATTCCCTCATGGTACAGTTGCAATAGCACGACAGGACCGCAGCAGCGGCCGGTGCGCAGCGGAAGGAAGCAGCGATGGGCGACATGTACGAAGCACATGCGGACCTGGCGGACATGTACCAGGCCGGGCTGATCAACGCGGACGGCACGCCCGTGGACAGCTTCGACAGCCCGGACGAGTTTGACAGCGCGGGTGACGCTGGCCCCGAGACCGCGCGCGTGAAGAAGACGGACCCCGCCCGGCCCGAGGCGAAGCGCGGACGCTACACCCTGCCGAACCCCGAGTCCGGACGCTCGAAGTCGTGGCAGCGGGTCACCAACTTCGTGAAGATGACGGACGACACCTATCACCTTGAGCTGTGGAAGCAGCGCAACGTGGCCAAGGGTGTCGCCCTGCTGGCCGAGGCCGGCCGCGTCAGCATCGCGGACCTGGCCGAGCGGGACGTGAAGGTGGACCGCGAACGCCTGAACAACATCTGTGAGGCCGCGCAGGATGTGGCCGAGGCGTACAAGATGGCCGACGAAGGCACGGCGCTGCACACCAGCACCGAGCTGGCCGACTACGCGGGCGGGGACCTGAACCGCGTGCCGACGCAGCACCGCCGGAAGGTCCGGATGTACCTGGACGCCCTGGCGGCCAACGGGCTGTCCGTGGTGCCGGACATGATCGAGCGGGTCACCGCGTCCGCGCGGTACGAGTGTGCGGGGAAGTTCGACCGCGTCTACCGGCTGGCCTCGGGCATCAACGTCATCGGGGACCTGAAGACCGGTGACAGCCTGGACCTGTCGTTCCCGTCCATCGCGGCACAGCTTGAGTGCTACGAAGACGGGATCAACAACCACGGCGTTTTCGACGGTCAGCGGTATGACGACTCGATCAAGGTCAGCCATGACTTCGGCGTTGTGATTCACCTGCCGAGCACCCGCGACGAAGTCACCGTGTACTGGGTGGACCTGGCACAGGGCCGGATCATCAACGCGGCCAACCTGACGGTGCGCGCAGCCAGGAAGATCAAGATGAAGCACGTGGCCGAGGTCTTCGACGCGGACCGCTACGGCGTGACGCAGGACGGTGCGGACGCTCATTGGCTTGAGCAGCTGAACGCGGCGTACAGCATGGCGCAGCTGATCGAGGTGGCTGACCGCGCGCGCACCTTCAACCAGTGGAACCAGCGGCTGGCCGACCAGGCGCACGTGATCGCGCGTGGGCTGCGCAACGCGTCGTCCGTGATGGGGTCCTGATGGCCAGGTCGATTGGGATGGCCGAGGACGCCACGGTGTTCCGCGCGGTCATCCGGAAGAAGTACCCGGACCAGGAAGCCTTCACGGCGTACGAAGGCCCCTACGGCTCGGCGGCAGCGGCCCGTGCGCGGGTGACGTTCTGGAAGAACTACCTGAACCAGCCGGACGCGGAAGGGAACCCTGTGAACGAGACGGACGGGCACGTGGAAACCGGGACCGTGGTGTGGTCCAGGATGGACGGGTGACCCCGGCCCGCATCGGGACGCTGACCGCAGCGGCTGCCTTCCTGGCAGCCGCTGCGGCGGTCGTTGGCCCGGTGGACCAGGCAGCGGCCCCGAGCGCCGCAGACAGCCGCGTACGGCTTTCCGCCGTGGCGGTTCCGCAGCCCGAGCGGAAGCCGGCCGCACAGCCGCCCCGTGCCGAGCGCAGGGCCGCCGTACAGGCGACACCGCAGCGGCCCCGGCAGTCCGCTGCCCCGAAGCCGCGCCGGGCCCGTACAGCGCCGCCCACGCCCTCGGCGGTGCACATCGGCGGATACCGGGACTGCACCGGCAACCCGCAGCCGTGCATAGACCAGGGGCGCGGCCTGACGCTGTACGGGCGGGACGTCGGGGTGAACATCCTGGCGGCGCGCAACTACCACGGGTACCAGTGGCTGTCCCGCGTGGCGCTCGGGCGTACCGTGGTGGTGGCCTCGGGCCAGCTGGCCGGCAGCTACCGGGTGACGGGGCACATGCGGCTGAACAGGCAGTCCGGGCCCATCCCGTCCTTCGGCGGCGCGGACCTGGTCTTGCAGTCCTGCGAAGGCCGGGGCACCGGCTTCAGCCTGCTGCGCCGTATCAGCTGAAGACGTGTTGACACACGGGGCCAGCATGGTGCATCATAGAGACATCGGGAAGGGCAACCGCCCCGACCGCATCAGCAGCAGAAAGAGGCAGCATCGTGGCGAAGGATGAGTTCGACAGCGCCGGTTCGTACATCCAGGTCAAGGAACTTCTGGGTGACCTGGTTCTCTTCACCCCGACCGAGTACGTGGAAGAGGTCAAGACCGACTTCGGTGACAAGGACGCAGTGGTGTCCCACCTGGTCGTCCTGACCGCCGAGGGTGGTCCGGTCGAGTACGAGGACCAGATGATCTTCCAGGGCAGCCTGATCGGCCAGCTCAAGCGGAAGATCCCCGGCAACCGGAAGCTGCTGGGTGTCGTCGCGAAGGGTGAGGCGAAGAAGGGGCAGAACGCCCCGTACATCCTGAACTCGCCCACCGACGAGCAGAAGCAGATGGCGCGGGACTACCTGGCCGGCCGCGTCGTGGCCGCCGCCACCGAGTCCGAGACGCCCGAGGACCCGTTCGCCGTCAAGGCGTAACCCGCATGACCAGCCCGCACGGTCACCGTACCCCCACACGGTGGCCGTGCGGGCGACAGCCCCGAGCGGCTGCCGGGCCCGACACCGGCAGCCGCTCGGGTGCGTTCGAGCGGCGACATGGTGGCCGCAGGGTTCAAGTCCCTGCCCCCGGTGCACCGGGGCCCGTGAAGGGTTAACGAGAGATGCCAGGCAGGTTCAATTCCTGCCCGCCGTACTCAGCACGAACAGCAGCAGCATCAGCGAAAGGACAGCACCATGGCACGCAGGTTTGACACCGGGTGGCGGGATGGACTGCTGAACGTCCGGCACGCGTACTGGGGGCATGAGTCCCCGGCGGTCGGCATGAAGTTCCCCATGATCGAGTATGACCGGGGCGAACCGCTGGCGGTCATCAGCTACCAGCGGCGCGGTGAGCCGCTGCCCGTGGGCCGCGAAGTCGCCAACGCGTACCGCGCCTTCGGCCGGCTGCACCGGCAGACCGGTGAGCAGCTTCCGTTCCTCACGGTGCAGTATGACGTCCGGAACTGGTCGTATCGCGTCTTCACGCACAACGACGCGGCGCGGCAGTTCCTCGGGTTCGGCTGGACGAAGATGAGTGAGCAGCAGTACGTGGCCAACCTGTACCGCCTGCGGGGCCGCCACGCGCCCGACCTGGCCGCGTACGGCGTGGACTTCGGTACCGCCCGCTGGGACGCCCTGGACGATCCCGCCGAGGGCTTCGAGGTGACCGAGGACTGGCCCCACCAGCTGATGTCCACGCGTCGCCGGAACTTCGAGCCGGTGGGGCAGACGCGCATGTCGTGGCGCAACCCGTGCCTGGACGTGGACCTGGCCGTGGTGGACCGGGACGATCACGTGGCGCTGGTGGTGGATTACAAGGCACCGGGTGCGCGGATCAACATGTCCAGCACGAACGTCCAGGCGCTCGGCAGCCTCTATTCAGCGCAGGGTCAGCGCGGCGTGACCGCCGTTGCGGCCATGCTGGTCACGTACGCCCCGACGAAGCCCGCATGGGGCTTCCGTGTCCACTGCCTGAACCAGTCCGCTCGGGCCCACCTGGCCTACGTCCTCGGCGGCAGCGGGACCGCCGAGCAGCTGGCCGAGACGGTGGCCGGCATTGAGTGGGTGGACGTGACCGAGGCGCAGTGGCGTAGCGTCCTGGACGCGGCGCGCGACCTGTAGCAGGCGCGCAGCCCGAGCCCCGGCAGGGACTTCCTGCCGGGGCTCTTGCGTTGTCTGTCCGCAAGGTGCATACTGGAATCACAAGCAACCGCGAGAGAGGAACTAATCGTGACGAAGATGGTCGGACTGTTCGCAGGACCGGGCGGGCTGTGCTACGGCGGGGAACTGATCGGCGTCAAGTCGGTCGGGATCGAGTGGGACGCGAACGCGTGCGCCACGCGACGGGCCGCCGGTCTGGAAACGGTCCAGGGCGACGTGCGCGAGTACGGCCCGAGCAGCTTCACGGACTGCGACACGCTGACCGCCGGACCGCCGTGCCAGACGTTCACCACCACGGGCACCGGGACGGGCCGTGAACAGCTGTCCCTGGTGCTGGCGTACCTGGACCTGATGGCGCTCGGCTGCGACGTCAGCGACGACCTGAAGAAGTTGAAGGACGAGCGGACCGGCCTGGTTCTGGAACCGCTGCGGTGGGCCCTGGAAGCCCACGGCCGTCGCACCCCCTACCGCACCATCGTTCTGGAACAGGTCCCCGCCGTGCTGCCGGTCTGGGAAGCCATGGCCAAAGTCCTTACGGACCTCGGGTACAGCGTCGCCACGGGTGTGCTGCGGACCGAGCGGTACGGCGTTCCGCAGACGCGGAAGCGTGCCGTCCTGGTGGCGTCCCTGGACCGCGTTGCGCAGCTGCCCGAGGCCACCCACCTGCCGTACGCGAAGAACGGCATCAACGACTGCGTGACCATGGACGAAGTCCTGGACCGCCCCGAGCCGTTTACCGTGATCAGCAACTACGGGACCGGGGGGGACGCCTCGAAGCGCGGTCAGCGGACGTCCGACGAACCCGCCTTCACCGTGACGGGCAAGGTGTCCCGCAACCGCGTGGTGGCGCTGGACGGTACCGAGCTGCCGCGCTTCACGCACGCCGAGGCGGGCGCGCTTCAGTCCTTCCCGCACAGCTACCCGTGGTCCGGCAAGGACATCCCGCAGCAGATCGGCAACGCGGTCCCGCCCCTGTTCGCGGCGGCTGTCCTTCGCTCGGCGCTCGGGCTGTGAGCCACCGGGGGACCGGCTGCGGCCGGTCCCCCGAGCTGGTCCGGAAGTGCCGGCGGACCAGCTCGAAACTTCTTCCCGCACGGGGTTGCTTCCGGAAGCAACCCCGTGCCATACTTAAGGCACACCGCGAGGAACACCGACGAAAGGCCAGACCATGAAGCCGTCCGCCCGCACCGCCCGCCAGATCATCAAGGCCCGTCGCGCCGAGGCGAAGGCCCACCGCAGCGGCCTGCACACCCTGACCAGCCACGCGATCCGAGCGGGCGTGGCCGAGGCGGACGCGGCCGGTGTCGGCAACGCGATCCGCTCGAAGGCCAAGACGCTCGGCATCTGCGGCCACACCGCCCTGATGGTCCGCAAGACCGCCGCCGGGGTCCGCCCGGTCAAGGGTGCGAAGCGCTACACCCGCAGCGACGTGGCGCAGATGCTGACGAGCTACAACCCGCGCGCCGCGAAGTACGTGGCCGCGAAGGCGCAGCTGACCGCCTACGTCGGCAGCTGACCCACCCGACCAGGGGCCGCCGGTCTGGCGGCCCCTGGACAACCGCGAAAGGAACAGAAGCGACATGAGTGCACAGGTCATCAATTTCCGCCCCGAGGGCGACCAGGCGTGGGCCCGGTGGGCCGAGTGCGCGAAGCCGGGGGCTGCGCCGCACTTCCCGGCAGACGGTGACACGGCGGGCATCGCTGCGGCGAAGGCCAACTGCTACGCCTGCCCGGTCATGGCCGAGTGCCTGGAAGGCGCGCTGAAGACCGGGGAACAGTGGGGCATCTGGGGCGGGCTGACCACTGCCGAGCGCACCACGATCCGCCGCAACGTATCGCGCCGGGCCCGGAAGTCCGGTGAGCCGCGCGAGACCGCCGCCGAACTGGCGGACGCGGCGGCGCGGGACATCCTGTCCCCGCTGGACCAGGCGGCGCAGCTGGATGACGCCTCGGCCGGCCAGCTGGCCAGTGCGGACGCGGCCTGATGAGCGGCGAGATCCCCGAGTTCACGGGCGACCTGGCCCACTGCGACCCCTGCGGCTGGCCGGACGCGGACACCACGTACGTTCCCGCGTCCCTCATGCCGGGGGACCTGGACCGGACCATGAACCCCTTCGGTGGCCGGTGGCCCGCCTTCGCCTTCCTGAAGCGCACCTGCCTGCGCTGCGGCTTCCAGTGGGCGGAAGCGCCGCTGCCGCCGAGCGATCCGGAAGACGCCGCCGGGTGCGACGTGTTGTCGGTGGCCGGAAGCCGGTGCAAGCTGCGCGCGGGCCACTTCAACACCCACACCAGCCCGCACCGGTTCGGGCCGCGCCCGAGCTGAACCACCACCCGCAACCTTCGGGGGTCGTCACGTTGACGACCCCCGTTGCTGTGTCTACGATGAGACCATGAAGAAGGAACCAAGCAACTACCGCCACCCGAAGCATGACGCCATTGCCGAGCTGGTCCGGGACGGCTGGAAGGACCGCGCGGTGGCCATCCACCTCGGCGTCCACAACCGCGCCGTGACCCGGGTCCGGGACATCGAAGGCGTCATGCACCACAACAACAGCACCACGAAGGAAGCGAAGCTGGACCGCTTCACCGTGGCCGAGCCGGACGGACACACCGGCTGGTCCGGCCGGCTCGGCACCAGCGGCGCACCCGTGATCCGCCACCTGAAGGTCCAGATTCCCGCGTCCCATGTCGCCTTCGAGCTGCGGACGTCGCGGCCACCGGTCGGCATCGTCAAGGCAGAGTGCGGGCGGGACCACTGCCTGACCCCCGCGCACGTCAGCGATGAGATCGAGCGGCGCAACGTGCGCGGCCAGGAACGCGCGCTGTACGGGCTGGAACCGGTGCCGTGGGACACCTGCCCGAAGGGCGTCCACCCGTGGGCCGAGCACGGGCGGTTCCAGCCGGACCTGACGCCGTACTGCAAGGGCTGCAACACCGAGCGGGCCGGCCGCGTCCGCCGCGCGCGGCAGCAGGAACCAGCGTCCGCCTAACGGTTGCAACGGGGCGCAGGGTATGCCATCATAGAGACACGCCAAAAGAAAGGGGCCACCGATGGACCCGAAGATTCCCACGCAGCGGCCGTCCACCCCGGACAGCACCACGCAGGCCGCGAACGGCTGCCAGGGGCCCGGATACCCGCACAACCCGCCCCACTGCGGGTGCCCGGCAGGCTGACCCGCACAACCCGAAGGGGACCGGCCGCAGATGACTTGCGGCCGGTCCCCTCACCAGAAAGGAACCGTAGCATGACCGAGCTTCAGTGTCCGTACTGCCCCGAGACGCGGCCGAGCCGTTCGCGGCTCGTGACGCACGTCGATGGGGTGCACGGTGCCGTGTCCGTGACCCGCCGCACGCTGGACCTGCGCAGCCCGCGCACCGTGGAAACGGTGTCCGTGGTCACGGACCACCTTGCCTACCCCTGCCGTTGGACTGACTCGGACGGTGACCAGTGCAGCCGCCCCGAGCACCTGTTCCGTGACGGGAAGTGCATGTCCTGTGACGCGCCGGAACTGTCGGATGTCACCGTGGTGCAGTGCGTGTGCGGTGCGCCGATCGAGCCGCTGGACGAAGACACCACGTATCCGGGCTGGACCCACGTATTCGGTGTGTCCACCGGGAAGTGCACGGACGCCATCCCTGCCGCCGGTATGCCGACGAAGGCGGACCGCGAGGGCCTGGACGCGGCGCTGGCCCGGACCGGCGCGGGACTGGCCGAGGCCGGCCGTGAAATGGCCGAGATGCGCGCGGCCCTGGACGCCGTGGATGCCCGCATGGCGAAGCTGGACGCGCAGCTGACCAGCCCCGCCACGGTGCGCCGCGCCACGCTGAACCAGGTGTGGGACCGGCTCATCGACGCGGGTGACCTGACCGGGGCCGCGATCGTCATGAAGATGATCGCGGCCGTGGTGGACGACTGATGGCCCGCGTGTTCGACCGCGACCGTCCCGCCCACGTGGGTCTGCCGCCGCTCGTGATTGCCAAGCAGCGGTCCGAACGGCTGCCGGACCCCATCGACCGGGCGAAGTTCATGGACGCCTTCGTGAAGGGGCGCGTGGCCGCCGCGCGGGACGACCGGCGGCTGTATATCTGGTATCGGGCCGCCCTGGAAGCGGACGACTCGGTGTCGGTGTCGGGGTACATCGAAGGCGCGGCCAGCGTCAACGGACAGATGGGGACGGTAACGGCATGATCTACTTCAGGCGCGAAGATGCGCAGATGCTGAAGCACGTGGACGAAGTCATCGGGGACCGGCTGCACGGGGACGACTCGTACGAACCCGAGGACCGGGACACGGCGGCCAAGCTGGGGCTGCTGGTCCCGCCCGCGCTGGTGATCACCGGGGCCGAGCTGACCGAAGCGCAACGGCACGTGCTGCTGCGCCGCATCGTCAACGCCGAGCTGGACGAGTGGGTCCCCGGCGCAAGTCAGCGGCTGATCTTCCGCGCCAGTCGCGCGCTCGGCTTCGCGGCTGCCGAGGCCCGGCGGGCCGACTGCGGCCCCGAGCTGAAGGACCACGCCACGATCACGCAGTGGGTGGCCGGCCTGTATTTGCGGCAGTGCGTGGGCTGCGTCAGGCTGTTCCGTGTCTGACGGCCTGGACCCCACCGACTGCGTGGACGCCGAAGGTCACGTCCACCCCGAGCACGACTACGGCGCGGCCGAGTGCAGCCGCTGCGGGGCCGAAGCCCCGTGAACGACAGGACCCCCGTGGCGCGATGCCACGGGGGTCCTGTGCGTCCCACAGGCTACTGACCGACCAGGAAGGCGATGGCGGCCACAACGGCGCTCACAGCACCGCTCACGGACGCGATGATGCCGACCGGCCACCGCCGTGCTTCGAGCGCGGTGACCCGCCGTTCCAGCTCGGACACGTCCGTGGCGGTCGCGGTCTGCGCCTGCGCGATCAGGTTCAGCTGCCCTGCGATGCGCTCAAAACCGGTGGTCATCTCACCCCGCAGCATGGCCAATTCGGCAGCGACGTTTACGCCGCTTGCGTCGGATATCGGCATGGTGGCCCCTCACGGTAAGTCATATCATGCGGTTAGATTCTACGGAACGTGACGGGCGGGTCAGTGATCCCGCTCACGCGTGTCCACGGCCATGGCGCTGTTGAAGTCCCCCAGCAGCCGGGCCAGTGCACCGTAGACCACGGCCAGCGCGGTCGGCAGGGAAGCGGCGGCAGCGGCCTTCACCGCGCCGAGGTTCAGCAGGTCGAAGCCGTCAGCGGTGAGCAGCCCGAGGAACGTCACCGCGTAGGTGAGCAGCGTCAGTTCCAGCAGGGACTTCAGGTACTTCCGGTTCATGATCATCCTTACTTCACGGTGAAGAGACCCGAGCGGCTGCCCAGAGTCCCGAGGGACTGCCGGCCCGGATCGCCCACGGCGTCCGCACCCTTCAGCCCGATGCTGCGGCGGAACGCGTTGTACGCGGCCACCGTGGTGGTGCCGTACGCGCCGTCAGCGGCGTACGTCTTTCCCAGGAACCCGAGCTTCAGCAGCGCGGCTTCCACGGGCTTCACGTCCGCCGGGTGGGACGTCTTCCCCTGCGGGGCTGCGGGGTCCTTCCGGGACGCGGCGATCACGTTGGCCAGGGACACCACCGGCTTCTTCGCGGGCGCGGCTGCGGGGATGCTCTTGCCGGTCCCGGTGACCAGCATCCGCCAGGTGGTCCCGCCAGGGATGCCGTCCGCGTCGCTGCCCGTCCAGCCCTGCGCCCGCTGGAACGCCTCGGTGGCCTTCCGGTCCGCCTCACCCCACCGAGGGCCGGGGCCCACGCTGTAGAAGCGGCCACCGCCGCGCTTCACGAGCATCTGCCCGAGGCGCGTCACGTGCGGTCCGGACCGACCGGGGCCGAAGGCAGCCGCGCCGGGGTAGGCATCCGCGTCCGGCTTCGATGGCTGCTCGGGCTGCTGCGGCTGCTCGGCGTCGTCCCCGTCACCGTCCGCCCACGACGTGAACGGCGTGGCGTTGGGCTTCCCCGCCAGGATGGTGCTGATCCTCGCGCGCATCTTCGTCCAGTCGATGCCGCGCGGGTCCACCTTCCAGTCAGACCAGTCCAGGTGACGGATCACGCTGTCCACGGTCCAGCCCTGGAAGCGGCACACCGCCGCGCAGGCGCGCGCGATGCCTTCCAGCTGGATGGCCGGCCACGGGTCCTTCCCGTTTCCCTGGTTCACACACTCGTACCCGACGAAGTGCGCGTTGCCGTCCACCGATCCGGCGGACCCGTCATGCTCGTTCGTCTTCGGCACCGGCCAGCGCTCGGCGCGCACCGCCGCCAGGACGTCAGGGTCACCGCCGCCCGCATGGTTGGCGCGGCCCCACCCGATCAGGACGACGCGGCCGGTCTTCTCGATCAGCCCGTGACAGAGCGGCCCCGGCAGCGCGCTGTTGCCGTTGCTGACGAACGACTCGATACCGTCCGAGTCCGAGGCGGTGTGGTGCACCATGACGCCGTTCATGGGGCCCCACGCACCCTTGTGGTTCCGGTTGTGGGTGCGCCAGCCCTTCCGCTCACGGACCGGGACGCCCTCGGCTTTCAGGGCGGCCAGGAACTGCGCGGCGGTCATCGTCTTCGCCATCTGTACTTCCTTCCGGTGGTGTGCGGTCCCGGCCAGTTTATGCCCGAGCGCATCTAGACTGGGACCAGCTACCGACCGACGAAGGGGACCCCATGGCCCGCTGCGGCTGCAACGACAAACAGCAGTGCCTGTCCACGAACCCCGGCAACCTGGCGTCATACGATGAGACCGGCTGCCTGTACGTGGCCGAGTTCACGCCCCTGTTCAACTCGGTGCGCCTGCTGGACACGCTGGACGTCGTGGCGCTCACCTCGGGGGTGTGGACCGACACGCCGATGACGATCACCATTCCGGCGGCAGGCACCTTCGAGCTGATCGCGGACTGGTTCGCCACGCTTCACGCCAACGTTTCGGCGGACGGTGGGTCAGCTGGTTCGCGCATCCACTGCCGCCTGCGGAACGAAACCGCGTCCAACACCGTGGCCGGCACGCAGGTGAACGTCCTCACCGTGTACAGCAACAAGGCGGGCAGGTACCAGAACGCAGGCGGGTCCTCGGTCCACGCCTATCTGACAACAACCGGGCCCACCGTGATCCGGTCCCAGATTCTGCGGGTGGACGTCACCTCGGGCGCAGCCGTGGGGACCGCCATCGCCACATCGTCGCTACAGAACGAAGGGACGTCGCTGCGTTACAACCGCCTGGCCTGACGGAAGTGGCCCCGGACGCCGAAGCATCCGGGGCCGAGGGGAACCGGTCAGCGGAACATCTCGATGATCACCGCACCGGCCGCGCCTGCCGCACCGGCAGCAGCCACCGCGTTCTGCGAGTGGCCACCGCCACCGCCACCGCCGGGGCCCGAGCCCTGCTGACCGTTGGCCGCGCCGCCCGAGATACCGCCGCGCCCGCCCGTGCCGTACCCAGCACCGGCGGACCCACCGCCGCCCGCCGAGCCCACCGTGGCGGACACCCACATGCCGCGCTGGCCCCGTTCCCCGAGGGTGTAGAGCTGGTGCACGCCGAGGCCCTGCGGGTCACCGCTCGGGCTGACGCCGCTGACTGCGCTGGCAGCCGTGTTCGGGCCACCGGTACCGCCGAGCGCGGTGACGTACGCGCCGAAGCTGCTGGTTCCGCCGGTCCCGCCCGCGCCGTTGGCGGCTGCCCCGCCGGTCCCGCCCACGCCCACGGTGACCGTGACCGAGGCGGTGAGGGTGGACACTTCCAGCCACGATTCACCGTAGTTGCCACCGGCACCGCCACCGCGCGCGATGGCCTGCGACGCAGCGGACGTCGCCCCCGCGCCACCGCCACCGCCGCCGATGACACGCACGTGCAGCCATTTGGCGTCCGGGTTGGCTGCCTTCGTCCAGCTCGAAGTCCCGGCAGCGGTGGTCACGATCATGCCGAGGAAAGACGAAGGGACCGAGGCAGCAGGCGGGACGTACAGGCCACCGTCACCCGCGACTTCCAGCAGGTTGTCCGCCAGCGGGGACACGTCCACGTTGATGGCCCCGCCCGCGATGTTGATGGCGGTTCCCTCGGTGAGCGGGTCCGCGCCGCTGATCACCCACGGGTCCAGCGCCTGCCCGGTCCCGGTCACCGTCACGTTCTCGCCGGCGGTCAGGGCGCACATGCAGCCTTCGACGCCAAGCCCTGCACAGTCGCAGCGTGCCACGTTCCTGCCCCTTAGTTGTAGATCGAGATACGGACGACGCCCGTACCGCCGGACCCGCCGAAGTTGCTGCTGTTGAAGGCAGCCGCGCCGCCACCGCCACCGCCCGCGTAGAACTGCCCGGTCTCGCCGTTTTCGTTGTTGGCCCCGCCACGCCCGCCCGCACCGGGCCAGCCGGACGCGCCCCCGTGGCCGCCGATCTTGTGGAAGGCCATGACCATGACCGCCGCCCCGCCGGGCTGGCCCTGCCGCCGGATTTGACCGGTGCCGCTGGCAGGTGAGGCCGCGCCCCTGCCGATGCCGGACGTGGCGGACGCCAGCATGTGGATCGGGGCACCGATGCCGCCGGGGGCGATCACCAGCGTGCCGAAGCTGGAATCCCCGCCGTTGGACCCTGCGGTGTTGTTCACGCCACCGCTGCCGCTGGCACCGGCGAGCACCGGCACGATCGGCGGCAGGCTGGACGCCTGAATCCAGGACGCGCAGTACGTTCCGCCCGAGCCACCGCCCTGCGCGATGCCCGTGGTCCCGCTCGTGTCCTGCGCCCCCGCACCGCCACCGCCACCACCGACGCATTCCACGAACACCCACGCCGCGTTGGGGTAGTCCGCGATCTGGAAGTTCTGGCCGCCGAAGCCACCCAGCACGGTGACCGTGCTCTGGTAACCGATCGATCCGGGCTTGATCGTCAGCTGTCCGGAACCGTCCACGTTGAAGTAGTCGCTGTCTACACAGACACGCGCCATGCCGCTGTCCTTCCCCTCGGGTTGCTGCTCTCGATCCTACGGCCAGCGGGCAAGCACCATGACGAAGCAGCCCGGCACCGGCAGCCCCGCCAGGTCCCACACGTGCACGGTGGTGGACGTGTGGGTCCGAACGCTCACCGTCGCAACGGCCGGCTGGTTCGTTGCGGCGGTCACCACGACGTGGGGGACCGTGCCACGGTCTTCGTACTGCCACGTCGCACGCCCGTTCTCGTCCACCTGAAGCGTTGCCGCGTCGTCGCGCGGCAGCTCGGGGACCGCCGCAACGCGCGTTGCAGCTGCCTCGGACTGCTGCGACGCCTCGAACCGGTCGGCTTCCACCTGCGCCATGGCCTCGGCCAGCGTCGCGGGCGCGTCCAGGGTGGCGAACGTATCCGCACCGGCAGCGGCCTCGGCAGACTCGGCGGACGCAGCGGCGTTCGTGATGCTCGGAACGTCCGCGCGACGCCTGTTGCTGTACCGGGCCTGATACGCCACGGTCCGCAGGATGCCCGCCAGCGGCTCACCGGGGATACGACGGGCGGGCGTGTTGCGCTGCGCCATCAGGTCACCACCAGGTCGTCACCGAGCGCGGACACCTGCAACACGATCTTCTCACTCTCGCCGTTCTCGCTCACCGCCAGGCCGGTGATCTTCATGCGCTGCGTGATCTCGCGGCAGGTCTGGCCGGACGTGATGTCCACGCACCAGCCGGGGACCAGCTGTTCGATAATCACGGGTGCGGTCGGGGCCAGCGTGACGTCCTGCGTGTCGATGAAGACCGGGACGTTCAGGCTGCCTTCCAGCTTCGCCTGCGCGGCCTGGTCCGCGTCGGACAGCGTCTTCAGCGTGTTCTGCTCGGTGTACATCTCAAGCAGCCCGTAGTAGGCGTTCGAGCCGCCTGCCACCCCCACGAAGCCGGTGTCTTCGTCAGCGGCCACCACCTGCCGAGTGGCGAGCGAACCACCGTCCTCGGTCACCTTCAGGCCCTGCGGCAGGTCATCGTCCGACAGACGCCCGATCGTCTCGCCGTAGTCGTCCGGCAACAGCAGGATGTTCTGGCCGGTCGCGGTGAAGTCCAGGCCCGTTTCCGACAGGTCCCGCAGGTGGTCCGCTGTCTGGCCGATCCACGCCTGATAGGTCCGGCCGCCGGTCGCGATGGTCGGGGCCACGGTGGTCACGGTGTGGCCAGGGTCGTCCGGCCGCAGCCCGTCTTCAATCAGGGTGGCCGCGATCGTCGCCACGGGCACCCGGTCAAAGACGATCTGCCGGTGGACCACGCGGCGGTCCAGCAGCCCGATCAGGTCCGTGGCGTTGACCACCACGTCCGAGCGAGACCACGTCACGGTGACGATGGGCCCCGACCAGACGAAGACGCCGTTGCGGAAGATGTTCAGCCAATGCCGCCACGACCGGATGTTGCCCAGCTCATCGCAGCAGTCCAGCCCTTCCACAGAGATGGTCACCGAGGCGTCTGACGAGTCGTTCAGCACCCGGTTGTACTTCACGTCCGTCAGCCGCCCCGAGGCCGCCACGTGGCCGCCTGTGCGGTCCGTGATGGTGTACCCGTGGGTTGCGCAGCCAAGCGCCATCAGTACCCCTTCCCGAGCACGCTGATACGGACCAGCGCGTCAGCGGCCGGCGGGCTGTCGCTGTCCGTCTCGATGCAAATGCAGTACGTGGCGCAGGTCAGGTCCGTGACGTCCACCGGTCCGCCGTTCTGGTTGCCGTACGCCGTGGACGCGGTCCGGCAGCCGAGGCCACCAGCGGTCACCACGGCGCGGCCGATCGAGCCGTCCAGGGTGAGGGTGCCACGGGGCGGAATGTACGTCACGGTGAAGTCCTGGATGAAGTTGCACAGGTTGCTGTCCGCCAGGTCGTCACAGTCCCCGACGAAACCGGCAGGCCGCTCGTACCAGGTCACCCGGATGTTGCGCAGCTCGTACGCGCCCGCGTAAATCTCGATCAGCGGCGCGTCGGTGGCCCACTGCGGGCGCGCGGACAGGTCCACCGAGTAGCACACCCGGTCCGGCACGAGCGGCGCGCAGAAGCTGCCGGCCGGTACCGTGGGCTGCGGCGGCAGGGGCACCTGGTTGCGCGGGTCCGCGTACGGGTCGCCCGGCGTCACGCACGCCTGGAACAGGCACGTGGTCGGGTCGCAGTCGTGATCCGGGATGCCGCTGCCCGGCAGGCACCAGTCCACGCACTCGGTCTGGTCCGCGATCGGCGGTGTCACTTCGAGCACGGGAATGGGGTCCGTCCAGGCCCACGGGGACGCGGCCACCAGGACGAATTCCACTTCGATCAGCTCGGCCCCGGCAGCGCACTCGGACCGCGCGCAGTCGCCCGTGGACCGCCGCCCGGTCTCGGTGGGGCCTTCGACCAGCGACGTACGGCGGAAGGTCCGGCGGTGCGCGGCGTTGAACTGCTCGGGCGTCAGCCCGTCATCGGGGCAGCAGTTGTACATGGCGAAGCAGTCACCGTCACAGGTGTCCCCGGTGCACCCGCTCAGCAGCTCGGACAGGAACTGCATTCCGTACGCCGCGCCGCAGCACGTGGCCCCGATCAGCACGCCCGTCACGACGATGCTGCGCGGCTGTTCACGGCTCGGGCCGAAGACACCGCCACCGCCCACGGCGGTGCTCACGGTGCGGCGGCGCGGGTTGTCGTCGGTCCCCGCCACGGTGAGCGGCAGGAAGCCAAGGAACTCTGCGGACTCGGGTACGGCGGGGTCATACCAGGGTGCGGGGCCCACCTCGGCGTCCGGGACCGTGTACGGCTCGTCCCCGAGGACTTCGGCGGTGAGGCTCGGGCAGTGGCAGATGTCCGGGCCGGTGTCGAAGGGGCTGCCCACGTTGGTCAGGTACGCCTGAAGCCTGGTCGTGTTCCAGACCTCGGTCCCGTTGGCACTGGCGTAGTCGTTCAGCACGCGCTGTCGCCCCTCTCGCGTCCGTTCACGGCCCCGGTGGCCACGGGGTCCACCGTATCGCTGGCAGGCGCGCAGCAGGCCAGCAGGCAGCGCGTAACGGGAAGGGCCCCGGCGGACACCACCAGCGGGCCGCAGCACCCTGCTTCGCACGTCGGGTCGTCGCACTCGGGCGCATCGTAGAACCGGTGCCGGCCGAGCTTGGACATGGCCCACCGGGGCGGCAGCGGGTAGCGGCCCGAGGGGCTGACGACGCCGAGCGACCGCAGCAGCCCGTACTTCAGCCGCAGCACGGCGCGGCTGGCCCTGGTCTTCACGCGCATGGGGTCCCCTTCGTCGGTTGCTGGGACCAGCTTACCCGTGGCCAGAAACACGTGACCCGCCGTAGTCAGCCGTGACGCAACGTGTCCGTGGCAGAAGTGGGCAGAAACGGCCGTCACATCGTTGCAGGTCAGAGACTTGTGGCAGCAGATTCCCAACCTTTCGTATTAGGGCATGTGTGGTAAGGCAGGTGTGTCACACACCGTACGCGGGCGCGCACATGTAGTAGTGCCGTACCTGCCTGACGTAAAAGTTGCTCTATACGAAAGGTTGGGAATTTGCTGCCACAAGTTCCTGACCTGCGGTTCTTCCGAGCCCAAAAGTGCCCACTTCTGCCACGGGCACGTTGCGTCCCGACCCGTCACCCCGCGTCACGTAGGGCATTCGTGAGAAAAGGGTCACCCCGGTATCCGGGGTGGTTCACCATCCGGGCGAAGACGACGCGCCCGCCCACCTCGAACCGCAGCACCCCGCCGGTCCGCCTCGGCCGGATTGGGTGCGGCGGTGTCCCGTCGTGCACGAACTGCGTGGCGGGGTGGGTGCTGATCACCTCGATCCGCTTGTCCGCGTACGGGCCGACGATGATCCCGTCCGGGATCGAGCCGTGGGGCGCGGCGTACCTGCGGGCCAGCTCGGCCACCCGCTCGGCCCTGCGCCGCAGCAGCCGTTCCCCCGGTCCGCCCACGGCGGACAGCAGCCGCTGCAACCGGGACGCGTCGATGGACACCCGCGCAGGCACTAGATCGCCTTCAGCTGCGCTGCGGGGACCGGCGGCAGGACATCGTCCAGCGCCACCAGGACGCGGGTCTGGAAGCCCACGCAGGCCCCGGACGGGCCGATCGTGGTGGTCTGGCCCATTACGTACCTGCGCCCGTTGCGCCGCGTCGTGTCCGTGCCCGCGAAGCAGCACAGCACGCCCTGCTGTACCGCCAGCATGTCCGCGTGGTACTGCATGGCCGAGGCGTCCAGCTCGGCCATGCTCGGCGGGCAGCCTTCATCGGTCGGCCCCGGCACGCAGCGGAACAGGGTCACCAGCAGCTCTACGGCGGTCACCTGCGGCATGGCGCAGTTCTTCAGTGACCGCACCCCGAGGCCCGTCCCCGAGGCCGCTGACGGGCCTGTCTCGCGCGGGAAGGTCAGGGCGTCCGTGGCGAACAGCCGGACCACGTTCACGGTGAGCTGCCCCGGCCACTCGTCCGCCCCGAGGTCGCACCCACCGTCGCAGCCGTCAGCGGCCGGTGCGGCGGGCACCACACCGACGCGGCACGGGCAGCCGGCCAGGCCGGGCACCGAGAGCGGCAGGGCGTCCACGGCGGTGCAGACGCAGTCCAGCAGGTTCTGCGCGGCCTGGTGCACGGCGAGCATCGAGAGCGTCATCAGATTCCCGTCCCTGAGTACCAGATACGCGGTGCCTTCGGGCTGTCCGGGGACAGCACCCGCATCTGCCGGGGCAGCTTCGAGGGGTTGACCGCGTGGATGAACTGGTCCACCAGCGGCAGCCCGGTGCGGCCCTCGGACAGCACCTGCTGCGCGTCCACGAACTGAAGGTCCACCCCCTGCCGGGACAGGCGGGACAGGTTCTTCTGCGCGGTCGCGCCGCAGCCGCAGCCGGCACAGCCCCGGATGTAGTGTGCGGCCAGCTCGGACAGCGCGGCGCGGCCCATCGCGGGCAGCGGGATGCCGGTCCGGTAGACCACGGTGAAGGTGTTCGGGTTGCCGGGCACCAGGGACATGTCCTGGCAGCCGGGCCAGCAGGTCCCGCCCTGTGCGTCCTCGGGCGTCGCGCTGCTGCGCACCAGGAACCGTCCGTCCAGGATGCCGTACGTGGCGGGGTCCACCACTTCGCCGTCCACGTCCACCGAGACGACGTCATACACCGGCCCCGGCAGGAAGACCTGGCACAGCTCGGGGCCGCACTGGCAGTCCGATGTGCAGCCGCACAGGGACGCGTTGTACATCAGGCCGCCGCGCATGTACGGCACCCATCCGCCCGTGGACTGGACCGGCTGCCCCTGGAACAGGAACGAGCGGAAGCCGTCGAAGCAGCGCTTCAGGCACGGCCGGACGGTAACCGGGCACGAAGGCCCGAAGCGGCTGCCGGTCAGCGTGAACAGCAGCTCGGCCGCGACCTGCCGCCACTTCTCGATCGTCTCGGGCGGGGTGTCCGGCGGGATGTTCAGGCAGTCCTGATCGAGTTCCCACCCGTCCAGGCTGCACAGCCCCGAGGCCAGCGGCATGGTGGTCCTTCCTTCGGTGGTGCGACGGGTTGCGACGGGTGGTGCGACGGGGTGCAACGCCGAAGCGCTGCACCCCGTCGCGGGGCTGCTACGGCTCGACCGGCGCGGGCGGGACCGTGGCGAAGTCGCACGCGGGGTCCGGGACCGGCGGCGCGATGGTCGTGATCTGCATACGGCGGTGGCAGGTCGCCCCGAGCGGGGTGAGCATCGGACCGGCCACGGGCGGCGCGGGGCTGATCGCGGTGTCCACCACGTCATACGGGCCGACACCCCACTGACCGCCCGCCTTCGAGTTGCCCACCAGCTGGAACGTGACCGCTTCGTTCCCGATGGACAGGTCCGAGATGTACGCGTTGCTGATCCACGGCAGCAGAACGTACAGGTACCGCTGAACACCGGTCTCGGTGCAGTTCTGCCCCACCAGCTCGGCCCAGAACTCAAGGGCGAAGCCGCCCTGGCACTGGATGGTGCAGTCATCGAAGCCGACCAGTTCCCCGGCGGGGTCCAGCACCTCGGGCTGGTTGGTGAGCACGGACGTGAGCTGCGGGGACACCTGGAAGAAGTTGAATTCCAGGTCGTATCCCAGCAGGGTCGGGCAGCCGCGCTTGACACCGCACAGGGTGCCGTTTGCGGCGCGGTAGATGACGTCGTCCGCCACGTCCACGTTCGGGTTCATGGCCACGGACGCCACGCACTCGGACACGAACGCGTTTTCGCCCGGAATGGGCGCACCGCAGTTGTCCACGCGGGTCGCGCGGACCACGTCCAGGTTGGCAATCAGGTCACAGCTCACGGCCAGGGGCCCCTTCTGTCTGGTGGACCCGGCCTAACGCCAGCGGCTGCGCACCCAGTGTATCCGGGTGCGCAGCCGCTGCTGTGCTACTCGCCTGCGCTGTTCTGGCCGCCCGTGTCACCGCTGTCCGGTGCGGTGGCCGCGATCGTCTCGGCGGTCAGCTTGGACGCTGCCGTCTTCCGGGGCCGCCTCGGGGCACGCTTCCGCGTCTTCTTTGCGGGGGCGTCAGTGGCCGCCTGCGGCCCGTTCCCGGTCTCGGTGGATGCGGGGACCTTCGGGCCCGTCAGCGACGCCACAGGGTCCGCCTGCGGGCTGCTGGGGCCGCCGTAGCGGAAGCCGTCCACGTAGGCCCCTTCCAGCAGCTCGGGCGGGACGTCCGGGTACAGCGCCACGGGGACGTCCGTGCCGGTGCTGCTGGACGTTTGCAACTTCGGCGTCTGCGACAGGGCCCACCGCGCGAAGGCCCGGCGCTGCGCGTCCGCCGGCTCGATGTGAACGAAGTCGCTCATGCCGGGGTCACCCCGCAGAAGCACGGGTCCAGGGACACGCGGATGGCCGCTGCGGTGCAGCACGAGACCTCGGCCACGAACGTGGACTCGGCCATGGCGCGGCGGTCGTTCACCACCGTGTTGACGCCCTGCCACTCTTCGGACATCGTCAGCGAAGGCGCGTCCCGGCGGATGCGGACCGGCGGGGTGACGTACAGCCACGCTTCCCCTGCCGGGGCCGCCGCGCCAGGCGTCTGCGGGGCCGTGTACGGTCCGACGCTGGCCGAGTACCCCGCACCGATCACGAGACCGTTCCCCGCCAGCGTCACGGGGCAGCTCTCGTCCGTGCTGAAGGGCACCAGGTAGTTGGTGGACAGCAGCGACGCGGCGCGCACCGGGACGTGAAGCAGGCCGCTGCCGCCGAAGTTGGTGGCCAGCCAGTCTTCCAGGATGCCGATCGCGGCCACGATGTGCACGGCCCCGGTGCCCGGCGTCAGGTCGTTGCCCAGCGCCATCTTCGCCAGGCCGCGCTGCATGAAGAACGCTTCCAGCGTCTGCTGCTCACCCATCCGCAGCTGATCGAGCGCGCGCGACTGCGCCTCGGGGAAGCTGATGCCGAAGGTAGAGCACTCGACACCCGCCTGTGCGGTCATCGGCTCGAACGAGCATGCCTCGGGCCGGTCGAACAGCTTCTCGGCGGGGTTGACCCACGGCACCAGGATGTTGTCCGGATCGGGTGCCGGGCAGTCCTGCCACGGGTTCGACTCGGCGCAGGACAGGCTGATCATGTCCGTGCCGTTCAGCTCGTGCATGTCGGTGGTGGTGACGACGTCCACGCAGCCGCCCAGCAGCCCGTTCGGCAGCGGTTCGGCAGCGATGGGCGGGACAAGTGCCCGCAGTCCTGCGTTGGGCATGGTGGCCCCTTCCTGGTCGGGTGGCGGTGCCAGTCTATCGGGAACAGGGGAACGGCCCCTGCCGCGAAGACAGGGGCCGTTCCGGTACTGCGGACCCGTTACGGGGTCACGGCGCAGATGTCCACGGTGTTGCGCGCGCCCACCTCGCCGTTCGGGCAGACGTCCACGGTGACGAGACGAGCCAGCCCGAGGCGGTCCACCAGCATGACCGCTTCCTCACTGAAAATCTTCTCATCGTTGGTCGCGACGGTGACCGAGTCGATGATCACACCCAGGTTGACTTCCGGGCCGCGCCCCAGCTGGTAGTTGCCCGCCGGGTAGATCATGAACTCGACCTGGTCCGGCCACGTGGTCGCCAGCGTGGTGCCGCCGATGTCCGTGGGGACCGCCGGGGCGAGACCGCGCGCCCACTGGACCCGCACGCCGAGGCGCGCGAAGGCCGCTTCCAGCCGGCCCGCGTCCAGGTCTTCCAGGCGGACGCCTTCCTGCCGCGCCAGGTCCGACAGGAACAGGTTGCGGGTCCACCAGGGGAAGACCACTTCGAGCTGCGTGCTGTCGCACAGGTTGTAGCGCTCGATCATGTCCGCAGCCTGAAGCGCGACCGCTTCGTACACGGCCGAGAACGCGGCGAACGACGCCCGGACGGTGACCGCGCGGGTCGGGACCGCCGCGATGATCGCGGCGCGGGCGTTGTCGTATGCCTCGGTCTTGATCCTGATCTCGTGCGCGATCATCGCGTTGCGCACGTACCAGTCAATCAGCTCGGGGAAGAACCGCTGCGTGAGGATGCCGGACGACAGGCAGACACCCACCGCCTCGGCGCGGACATCGATCGGGGCCGGGCACGGGATCTCGAAGCAGGGCTTCGTGTTCCCCGCGATGTCGTCCTGTTCGGTGTGGACGAACGTGAGCGCCGCGACGTCCAGCGCGGGGGTGCGGAAGAACCGCAGCCCGCCCCGGTTGATCTGGATCTCGGGCAGGTCCCAGAGCATGTCCGGGCACGCGATGTCCGTGATGTCGTAGACGGTCTCGGACGGGGCGCACCAGCCGCCGGACGCCACCAGGTCACCGCCTTCCAGCCGCCGCTGATCGGCCGCGCGCATGAGCACGGTGGACCCCTCGGGTGCCGAGGACGAATCCTTGACCACCATCTCTTCCGGGAAGGGCAGCCGGTAGCTGGCCACCAGGCCGGTGCCGCCGCCCGCCGTCTTCAGCCCGGTGGCGCGGCGCATCACGCCGTCCGTGATGTCCTTCAGGTCCACCGACTCACCGGGGCGGAAGCCGGGGACGTCCACGGACGCCACGATCTCGATTCCCTCGGGGACGTCCGGGGCCAGGTACTTCGCCATGCCGGTGCCGGACCCCGCCTGCTTCGCGCGGACCGCCGCCAGGTTCAGCGACGTACGGCGGACGCCGGAAGCGGTGACCACCTCGGTCGGCTCGATGACCTCGGCCGGCGCGGCCTCGGTGGTCGCCTCGGCCTCGGGCGCGGCCTCGGTGTCCTCGGTCTCGGCGGACGCGGCCACGTCCTCGGTGTCGTCCCCGAAGACGTCGGCGGTGAGCGCGTCGATTTCGGCGGCAGCCGCCTCGGCCGCAGCGGTCCGGCTGGCCCGCTCGTCCTTCAGCGTCTGGATGGACGCCTTCAGGGTGCGCAGGTTCGGCAGCGTCTGCGGGGTGACCACTGTGGTCTGAGAGACCGTGCTGAACGACTTGACCGCAGCGGCCAGGTTCGTGTCCAGCTCATCGTCCGTCAGCGCGGTGACGTCCTCGGGAAGGTTGTACATGTCGGCCATTGCGGGACCAGTCCGTTTCTGTGAAATGGACCCGGCCTAACGCCAGCAGCTACCGCACATGATAGCTGCTGACGTGGACCGGTTCGGGCGGGTTGCTTAAGCGCTCTCGCCAGGCGCGAGGATGGTGGCCGCCTGGAAGCGGGCGGCCACCGTCTCGGCCGCGCTCGGGTTGGTCGTCTCGTACACCTTGCGCCCGCTCACCATCACGCGGTACGTGCCGGACGGGGCGGGTGTTCCGGTGCCCGTGGCACGGGCGCGGTTCTTCGAACAGGCGCAGGCCATCGCGTCAGTTCCCTTCGGTTCCGGTGTCGTCGGCCACCATCGTACGGCCTTCCGCCAGCAGCGATTCCAGCTCGGCCCGCTCGGCTTCCCGCTTGACCTCGGCACGCTCGGTGGCCGCCACCAGGGCGTCCGCCAGGGCGTCATAGTCGATGGCCTCGGCCAGACTGGCGGTGACTTCCACCGTCGCGGTGGCCACGGGCCGGTCCTCGGCTTCCTGCCGCGCGGTCTCTGCCTGGACGACCGCTTCCACCTCGGCCATCGTGGCGGACGCCGTCAACGCCATCTGGGACCGCTCGATGACCGCCGAGGCCAGCAGCGGGGACGAGTGTCCCGGCACCGGCACGGCCAGCACGGCGCGCAGCTGCCAGTTGCCGGACGGACCTTTGCGCATGTGGTAGCTCGGCTGCGTCGCCATGAAGACGGTGCGGTCCCACTCGCTCATCCACGGGGCCGCCGCGCCGCTGAACCACATGCCCCGGTCGCTCATGCCGACCGTGACCACGCCCGCCACTGTGCGGGTGTCATCGAACTGGCACGCCGAGGTCTCGCACTCGGCACCGTCGCGGTGGTGGCCCGCGTTCATGGTGAACGCGCCCGCCTTCACGGTGGACCCGTCATCGAGCGTGAACCGCTGCCGCAGGAAGTGGCTGGTGTCGATGCGGCCGAGGCCATCGATCGTCACCTTCTTCGCGAAGCCCGCGTGAGCCTCACCGGCCTGCGCCACCCACCCGAAAATCCGGCCGTTGGCGTAGTTGACGCCGGGGCCGCCGGGCGGCAGCTCGTCCATGGTCGGTTCCGCGAACCAGGCGGCAGGCATCGCGGGCAGGTCCCGCATGGCGGTCCAGGCGGATGCGGCCAGGTCTTCCATGTCGTCGTCCTCACTCTCTTCGATCACGTGCGCGCGGACTGCTTCGAGCCTGTCCCGTACCGCGCCGCGTTCGTTCTCGGGCAGGTCCACCCCGCCACGGGCCCCGTTCAGCGCACCGAGCGCTGCGGCCACACCGGCCGGCACGATGGTCAGGATGCCGTCCAGGACGTCCGCGTACCCGAGCTTGTACGCGGCCTTCGTCAGCGGGTCCTTCGAGTCGTCGCGGTACGCGAAGGCGTCCCCGATCATGTCCGCGTCGTTCCCGGCCCACTCGAACACCCGAGTGGCCGCCGCGTCCCCGTCCCACGTACGGTCCCGGTCCGCCACCGGCAGGTCCACGGCACCGGTCACGGATGCCACCATGCGGTCATCCGCCAGCCGGTCATCCGTCATGACGTGGTCGGCGCGCACCGACGTAGTGCGGTCCGTGTACAGACCGCGTGCCAGCCGGACCACCTCACCGCGCTGCGCCGCGCGGGCCAGGTGGCGGTGAACGGCGGTCAGCGGCACCTTCAGGAACTGTGCGACGCGCGCCGCACCGACCGGGGTGTTGCTGCGACGCACGTGGCGCAGCACGCGGTCATAGTCCGAGGACTGCGACGCAGCCGTGATGTACGTGTCCACGTCGTCCGTCTCGGTGGCCGAGGCAAACAGCTCGGGGTTGTCCAGCACGATGCGCGCGTTGGCGTACGCGGGGATCGTCACGAGCGTTGCGCCACGGACGCGGCCCCGCGTGATGCGGACCAGGTAGTCCCCGCTGCGCTGCGCGTCCACCACCTGCCCCTGCGGGTTGTCCGGCTGGCCGGCCGCTGCGGTCAGCACCGAGGCGGGGACCTTCCCGTCCGGGCCCACCAGCAGCGCAACGCGCTGCGACGCGATGACCGTTGCGGTACCGGACGCGGTCATGCCGGGCTGCGTCTCGCCGTCCAGGGACCAGCCGCCGTCAGGCAGCTGCATGACGGACGCGGTGATCAGCTTCGTGGTGAAGGTCTCACCCCCGGTGGCGTCCACCATCTCGATGTCCACGTCATCCAGGTCCACGCTGACGCCGAGCGGCGCACCCTGCCCCAGCAGCAGAGCGGCTTCCCCGCCCGCCTGCTGCGTCAGGTACAGGACCCCGTCACCCGCGATGCGGTCACCGTCGCGGCCCATGGTGTGGATGGCCCCGGCCAGCTCGGCACCATCGTGGCCGCCGCGCATCTCGTCCGCGTACTGAAGGGGCCACGGTCCGTCCCCGTCCCAGAACAGCGCACCGGGGCTGAAGACGCGTCCGTCCCCGGTCTGCTGGTTCTCGAACGCCAGCGCGGTGTCACCGGGCGTGGACCAGGTGAGCAGCGCCGGAACCGAGTCCATCGCGGCTTCCGGGACCATCTCGTCCGTGAAGTCGTCCGGGACGTCGGCCATCGTGAGAGGGAAGTCCGTGTACTCGCCCGCGAAGGCCACGCGGATGCGGTCGAAGACCAGCGGCCCGGTGCCGTTGTCCAGGTCCGCCTGATCGGCAGCCCCGTACGTCGCGGTGACGTGCGGGGACCACGGGGTGAAGTTCCGGGGCAGCTCGTACCCGAGGTCACCCACCTGGACAGCCACTTCCTGGTGAACCTCGGACAGCCGTACCGAGTCGTCGTCCTGCGCGTCCCCGATGTTCCAGACCCACACCGGTTCGGGGCCCGAGCTGTTCCAGCGGGCCACCCCGAAGGCACGTGCCTGGACCGGGGACAGCCAGCCGGCGGCGCGGCCCACGGCGTTGATGACCGCGATCTGCTGCGCCTCGGACCAGTCGGCCGCGTCCCCGAGGTACGCCAGGGTGACGTGAAGCTGGTCGGGTTCCTCACCGCCCGCGAAGGCCATGCGCTCGGCGTCCGCGCGGCTCGGCATGAGCGCGATCATCGCGCCTGTGTGAACCTCGGCGGCTGCTGACAGGTCATCTTCCTGGTCCATGCTTGCGGTCCTTTCGGCGGTTGCGTCCGCCGGGACAGCGGTCCGCATAATGCACCTGCACTGTATCGTCAGGTCCGCCGGGGCCGAGGAGTCGCCGGGGTACATCATCGGCGTCCCGCCCACGTCGAACGGGTCGTCCAGCAGCTGAAGCTGGCCGTTCGCGTCGCGGTGCGCCTGCCTCACCCGCTCATCGTTGCGCGTCAGCCACTGCTTCACCAGCGGCCGGTCCGGCCCGGTGAGCGCCTGCGCGGACGCCAGCGCGCCCGCGTTCCATGCGCGGGTGGACTCGGTCTGCGCGATCCTCTCGGCACGGACGGGACCGAGCTGCGCGCCGCTGTCGTTGAAGGTGGCGATCATCCGGGCCTTCAGCTCGGGCAGCGTGTCACCTGCCCCCACACCCTCGGCCAGCGCCTGCGTGGCGTCCGTGGCCAGGCGGTCCCCCACGGCGTTCAGCATGAGCGTGGTGGCTTCCAGGTACGGGGCCAGCTGCTCGTCCAGTTCCTCGGCGGACGGGACCGGCTCGTCCAGTTCCTCGGCGGTCTCGCGCGCGGACCTGCCCGCGATGCCGCGCAGCCGCCGCACGAGACCGGGAACGCGGCGGTTCCACATGTCCCGGATGCGCGACACGCTGAACGCCGCTGCCACCAGCTCGGTGGACGCGGCCACCGCGTCAGCGAACTCGGTGGCGGTCAGCGTCAGCTGCGCCTGGACGTCCTCACGGAAGCCGGCTTCCAGGTCTTCCAGCAGCGCTTCCAGTTCTTCGTCCGTCATTCCGTCACCCCAGGATCGGCCACCTTCAGCTGCGCCAGCAGACGCGGCACGTTGTCGAAGTCGTGAGCGGACCCGGTCACCAGCAGCGCGCTGACGTACTCATTCAGTGCGGCGGTGAGGGCCAGCGGGTCCTGCCCGTACCGGGACGCGATGACCGGCACCCGCACCCACGCACCGTCCAGCAGGCGGTGTGCCGTGATGTTCTCGCGCGGCACCGGGTGGCGGGTGTGGACGGTGGCCGTGGCCAGCAGCTCACGGGCGCTTCCACGGGCCGGACGCGGCACGGCAGGGGTCAGCAGCAGCTTCCGTCCAGCCACGGCGAGAGCGGCCCACACAAGCCCGTCCACGGCCTCGGCCAGGGCCGCGTCCGTCCCCGCCATGAAGGTGTCCAGCGTGGCACTGCCGCCGGGGTTGAGCAGTGACGGGCTGGTGGCGATCTTGATGGCCGCCGCCAGTTCCATGTCCGACACGGACGGTTCGGCCGGCGGGGCTTCGGTCTCGTTCACGGGCAGGGTCCTTCCCTCGGTGGTGTTGTTCTCGCGGACGCGCCGCGCGGCAGCCGCGCCCGGTGCATCCTTCTCGGTGAAGCCGAGTTCACGGCGGGCCGCCTTGTCGCTGATCAGCCCTTCCTTGAACGCTTCCAGCGCGCTGCTGGACTTGTTGCTGGACGACCGCAGCCCGGACGTGTCATACCAGACCACCCACTCATCAGCGTCCGGCTGTTCCTCGGCGTCCAGCAGCGGCTGAAGCCACTCGGACGTCAGCGCCTGGCAGACCAGGGCCAGCTTCGGTTCCGCGCCCATCCGCAGTGCCTCGGCGGTCAGGGCCCACGCACCCCAGTGCGACGCGTCCCCGAGCCCCAGCAGGACTTCCGCCGGGACGTCGGCCCCGGTGGCGAAGCGGCGGATGGCTTCGTCCCGCAGCTGCATGGCCATCGCGTCGAACTCGGACGTGAACTGAAGCCACTTCACGCCGCTGATCAGGTCACCGGGGACTTCCAGCACGATCGGCACCGTGGCGGCAGCGGACTCGGGTTCACGGATCGCCGTGGACGAAACCTCGATAAAGGTTTCCAGCAGGCTGTCTTCCGCCTTGTCCTGCCCCGGCGTGGTGGGGAAGCGGGCCCCGCTCGGCACCAGCAGCAGGCCGCGCCCCGTGATGCGGGACCGCGCGATGGCGGCCACCGCCGCGTTCAGCAGCCGCAGTTCTTCCAGGATGACCAGCGACCGGATCACGGGGCTGGTCGCCTGCGCGCGGCGGCGCGGGGACGGCTTCCACACGCGCATGGCCACGGGCGTGTCAGGGTCCTGCGGCACGTCGGGGTCAAACTCGGGGATATCGACGTCTTCACCGTCGATGGTGGCGCGCACCTTGCCCCGCTGCGACTTCACTTCCTCGGTGGACAGGACCACCCACCGGTCCCCCGCGTAGCTGTCCGACTCGGGGTCTGGGATGATGATCAGCCACGCGTCCCCGGTCACGGCCAGCTGCGTGCCGAAGTCGCCCAACAGGTTCGCCTGCCCACCGGCCCCGCCCGCGATGGACGCCACCAGCTCACTGGCCCGGCTGCCCTCGGGCGCGGCTTCCACGGTTCCGTCCGGGCCGCGCTTGCCCGCGAACAGGGTGGCCCCGCTCATGGCGTTGGACACCCAGTCCGCATACGTCCCCACCTCGGGAACGGTCTCGAAGAAGTCCCACGCCAGCGTTGCCTGCCCGCTGTTCTTGTTGGCCCCGCTGCCCTTGCCCCGCGTGATGATCCGGGTGGCTGCGGCTGTGATGCTCTCGATGACGCCCATGGGCGGTCAGTGTCCCTTCGGCTCGTGACCGGGGCGTGAGTCGTCCCAGCGGTTCAGCAGCGCCTGGATACCGGCCACTGCCCAGCATTCGACAGCGTGGACGATGAGCGGCGCGCGCCCCCACTGGCCGGCAACGGTGAGGTACACCAGCGTGGTGATCATCGACAGCCACCAGCCCGCGCAGTACGGGCAGCTGATGAGCTGCCGCACGAAGGTGCGGACGCGGCTGGTGTGCTTCACCGCGTGCCACATCTCGATCCGGTCGCGCAGCTTGTCCCCGATGGTGTCCCAGACCACCAGCTGTGTGGCGCGGTAGGCCGCGAATCCGAGTGCGGCCAGAATTGCCAGGTTCTGCATGTCGTGCCCCTTCGTAGGTCCCGGTGTGGGACCAGCTTACCGGGATGGCCGAGCGCTGGCCGCTGGCCTTCGGGGCCCCATGACGTTGTGGGTGTGGCAGAAACGAGCCGAGGAAACCAGCAGGTCAGGGACTTGTGGCAGCAGATTCCCAACCTTTCGTATAGAGCAACTTTTACGTCAGGCCGGTACGGCACTACTACATGTGCGCGCCCGCGTACGGTGTGTGACCGTATGGGTCCCGTGACGAAAAACCGTGTCTATACGAAAGGTTGGGAATTCGCTGCCACATCGGCCTGACCTGCAACGATGCGACCGCCGTTTCTGCCACACCCGCAACGTCATGGGGCCCCGGCCGCCCTTCGGCAGCCGGGGCCCCTGCGGTCAGCCCGTGATCAGCGTCAGCCCCGAGGCGCTGGCCAGCCGGTTCAGGACCCGCTGCGCGGTCGCCTCGGCGTCCCCGACTTCGTTGATCGTGATGTTCGCCAGCAGCTGCTTCGCCTCGGCCGAGCGCTTCCGAGCGCGCGCCTGGATGGTGCGTTCCTTCTCACCAGGGGCCCACCCGGTCCGCTCGGACCCGAGCTGCGCCGCGCCGGTTGCTGCGTCCATCGCGGCCACCACGGGGCTGCGGAAGCCGGTGACGGCCGAGCCGGCCAGCTGCCGCGCGGACGCGGCCACCTTCGACACCATCGAATCGATGCCGTTCACGAGACCCTGTCCGGTGTCCTCACCCATTTCGTGGAACAGCTTCGAAGGGGACCTGATCCCCAGAAAGTTCTTCGCGGACTGGACCGCGTCCGAGACGGTGTTCCGGACCGAGTTGATCAGGTTCTGTGCGACCGACAGGACGCCGTTCTTCAGCCCGTTCAGCAGGTCCCGTCCGGCGTTGTACAGCGTGCTGCCGAGGTTGCCCAGACCGGACTTGATCCGGCCCGGCAGCTCACGGAAGTACCGCACGACGTTGGTGGCCGTGCTGGACACGACGCCGATCACGCGGTCCTTCGCGTCGTTGAACTTCTGCACCGCCCCGAGGACGAACAGCGCCAGCTGCTGGATGGACTGGTCCTTCAGGTTCCGGAAGAACTGCACCACGCTGGTCCACAGGGACGTCACGGTCCGCACGGCCGAGTTGTACAGGTCCGTGAAGAAGCGGCCCACGTCGGACACCAGGTCCGACACCCACCCGGTGACGTCGGACCACAGCCGCTCGAAGAAGTCCACCACCGTGGACCACAGCTCTGTGACCGTTTCCACCACATTGTCTTTAAGGTCCGTAAAGTTGTTCTCGAAGTCCGAGACGAAGTCCACGATGGCGTTGATGACGTCCGTCACGGTTTCGATGATCTTCGTCAGGATGCCGATGATCTTTTCGATGACGGGAACCACGGCGGTCAGCGTCAGCCACTTGATCAGCTCGGCCGCGAACTCGATGATGGGCGCGATGGCCTTGACGATCAGGACCACCAGCGGGGCCAGCGCTTCCACCAGGGCGATGATCGGTTCCGTGAGCGGGATCAGCGCTTCCTGGACCGCCAGGAAGGCGTCCACGATCGGCGGCAGGATGGGCAGCAGCGCTTCCACCAGCGCGGTGATCAGCGGCGTGAGCGCTTCGACCAGCCGGGACACCAGCGGCGCGATGGACTCGAAGATCGGGGCCAGCCCTTCGATCAGCTGAGTGATCAGCGGCGCGAGAGCGGTGGCGATCGTGCCGATGGTCTCGGCCAGGGTGAGCAGCAGCGGGGCCAGCGCGGTGATTACGCTGCTAAGCACATCCCCCAAAATCGGGATCAAAGGGGACACAGCCTTCACAAGCGTCAGGAAGGCGTCCACAAGGGGTGGCAGGATGGGCAGGATGGCGTCCAGTGCGGCGGTCAGGACGTCCGCGATCACGCCCGCCACCTCGGCCACGATCGGGGCCAGCCCGGACGCCAGCTGACTGATCAGGTTGGCGATGACCGGCAGCACGGGGGTGATCGCGTTCACGATCTGAGTGAAGGCCGGGGCGACCGCCTTCACCACGGTAAGCACCGCGCCGAAGGCAGCACCGAGCACACCGCTGACCTGCGCCAGCAGCCCGAAGATGGATTCGAGAATCTGCGTCCCCTCGGCAGACTTCAGGAAGTCGGCCATTTGGCCCGTCAGGTTCTCGATGTTCGCCAGCAGCCCGCCGCCCGCAGCCGCCGCCTGGCCGAAGACGCTGCCGAGGATGGACCCCACGTTGCCGATGATTGCGCCGAGCTGCTGGAAGACCGCCAGAGCGCCTTCCACCCACGCCACCGCCTGGCCGCTGCCGGCCGCGTTCTGAAGGAAGCTGCCGAGGGATTCACCCGCGCCCGAGATGGCCGCGCCGAACCGTTCCCCGAAGGCGTCCGAGACCGTGGCCGCGACCTGAAGGAACCCTGCGGTCAGCTTGTTGGTGGTGCCCGCCAGCCCGTCCACGGCGGATTCCGCGCCGCCGAGGATGCTCGTGATGTTGGCTACGCCCTGCGTCCCCTGGATGTACCCCAGCGCGCCTTCAGCCGCGTTCCCCCACTCGGTGGCGATGCCGGACAGACCAGCCTTCAGCGGGCCCGCCAGCGCCTCGGCGGTGCGCGTGATGTCGCCTTCGATCTGCTCGAAGAAGCTGTCCTGAACGGTGTTCTTCAGGTCTTCGAACTCGGGCTTCAGCGCGCGGACTTCCCGCGCGGCGGCCTGCGCCGCCGGGGACAGGTTCTCGATCGCCTTCGTGAAGTCGTCCGCCGAGCCGGTCAGCCCCGCGCTGAAGGCTTCCCCGACCCCGGACAGGGCCAGCTTCAGCCCGCCCAACGCAGCCTGGTACCCGAGGATCACAGCAGGTCCGGCAGCGATCAGGCCGGCCGCCGGGGCCAGGGCTGCACCGAGCGCCACGACGCCCGTGGCCGCACCGGCAGCAGCGGTCCCGAGCGCGGCGAAGCTGGCCGCCGCGCCCGCCAGGGACGAGAGACCGCCGAGCGCCTTCCCGACGCTGCTGACCGCCTGTTCCGCGCGGCGCGTGTCCACGTCCACGTCCACCGTGACGGTGGGGGTGTTGTGCGCCCTGATGGCCGCGTCGAAGCCGTCCAGGTTCGGGATCGTGTTCACCTGGACCGTGGCCCCGACCAGCGCGGCCTGGATGGCGTTGATGAACTGGTCCCGGTCCACCTCGGGCATGACGCGCACGTTCGTGGCCTGCGCGGCCAGGGTGTCCAGCGACGCCTGCGCCGCTGCGGTGTCCAGGTCCACGGTGACCTGCAACGGGCTGATGCGCCGGATGGCGTCGTTCAGCTGCCGTTCCATGCGGCGCGCACCGTCGCGCGCGGCCTGGTTCAGGGCGTCTTCGATCCGGTCCGCCAGCCGGTCCAGACTGGCGTCCGCAGCCGAGTCGTCCAGCGTGATGGTGACGCTGCCTGTTCCCAGTTCTTCGTCCGCCACGGGGTCCCGTCCCTTCCGGTGGTGTGGGGCGGACCCGTCCGTACGTCGGGGCCCGAGGGGACCCGGCCTAGCGCGCAGCGGTCGCGCTTAGTCTACGGGCCCGTTGACACGACACCCCTTGTTGGTGCATCATGGTGGCAACGCAACCACACGAACGAAGGACACCCACCATGCGGAAAAACCAGGCCACCACCCTCGGTGCGATCACCGCCGCCGCCCTCGGCGTCGCGCTGCTCACCGGATGCGGCACCGAGGACCGGGACGACGACTGCCGCACCGCCACCCCGATCGTCATGTTCCTCGGGACGGACCACCACTACCACTACGGCAGCCCGACCGGGAAGATCGTCCCCGCCACGCAGGTGCCGAAGTCGGCCCGGAAGGTCAGCGGGTACAAGCCGCCGTCCGCGAAGATCGCGCCGCCGCCGAAGGTGGACCTGAAGAAGCCCGCACCTGCGGCCAACCCGAAGCCGGCCGCGCCGAAGGCACCGGCACCCGCGCCGCGTCCCGCGCCCGCCCCGAGGCGGTAACCGCCATGGGCATGGAACACAGCACGTACCACGCCTTCGGCGTCCACGTCCCTGCGGATCAGTACCAGACCGGGCACATCCAGTCCGAGGGCGTGTGGCTGGATGCGGTGATCAAGAACACCGAGGGTCTGGACAACCGGTTGTTGGGTCACCTGTCCGCCGGGGACTACGACCGGGACGAACTGTTCCTGACCGCGTCCGAGGATGGCGAGTTCCTGGAAGTGCCGTTGGGCACCTTCGCGGTGCTGGCCGAGGTGGACGTGACCGGCCGCGCGGACGCGATCAAGGCGCTGGCCGAGACCGCCGGATATACCGGCTTGGCTGAACCGGGGTGGCTGGTCGTCCCGGATTGCAGCTGACGAAGCACAGAACGGGGCCCCTGCCGCGATGGCAGGGGCCCCGTAGTGCGTTCACCCGTACTGTGCGTCCGAGGCCGCGAAACGGGCCAGCAGGGATTCCGCGTCATCCACGCTCATCCGCCCCGGTGCCTCGGGCAGCGGGACCCCGGCGGCAGCGGCGGCCCGGACCGCTTCCCGGCGCTCGGCCCGGACTTCCGGCGGTTCGGCGGTCAGCGCCGCCAGCGTCCTGTTCCAGGCCGCTTCGTCCTTCGAGTTCTGCCGCAGGGTGGCTTCAAACGCGGCGAGCATCTGGCCGGTGTCCCACGTGCGCGGGTCGATACCCGTCAGCGTGAGCTGGCCGAACCAGTCGTCCCACGTGTCCACCACGGTGGCTGTCAGGCGGAAGACGTGCCACCAGCGGCGGCCTGGTTTCCCGAACCACCGCCGTACAGCTCGGCCACGTATTCCATCAGCTGGACCAGGATGCGGTCCGGCAGCCGGATGCCGTCGAACACCGCCTGCGAATCCGGCAGCATGAAGCGCCGGACGAAGCTGCGCATGGCCTCGGACAGCTCGGTCAGGACGTCCGCGTCCAGCCCGTCCGCCTTCGCGTGCTTGGTGCTGCTGCCCTTCGACGCCTGCGCGGACTTGACCTTCCCCTGGACTTCCCGGATCGCGGCGTACGCCTGCGCGAACTCGGCCCCGATCACCTCGGGTTCCAGCAGCAGGGTGTGCGGACCGATCACCGCTTCGTGCGGGTCGGTGCGGATTTCGAACGTCTTCGTGGCCACGGCGGGCCCCTCTCTGTTCCGGTGGTGACGTGCGCCTACAGACTACCGGCCCACGGGGCGGGACCACACACCGCCGCCACCGGCCGCTGCCGGCTGCGCCGAGGCGGGGTTTCCCAGCGCGGCCTGCTGGTCCCAGTCCAGGAACGCCACGGCGTAGCGGCCCGCGTCCATGCTGTGGTTGTTCTTGTCCACGGGGACTTCCTTCGGGATGCCGTCCGTGCCCCGGATCGTCTGCCACACGTACCCCGGCAGCTCGGCGCACCAGCCGCGCGGGATGTCGCGCGCCTTCGCACCGTCGTCCCGCCCCACCACGGCGTCCCGGAAGGCGTACAGGCGCGGCTTCCCGTCGCCCTGCACCCGCACCCGCGCCTGCGTCAGCTGGATGCCCCTGCTGATCGGCTTCTTCGCCGGCAGCGTCGTCAGCTTCAGGTGGCGTTCCAGGGTCTTGCGGTCTTCCAGCTGGTGGTCACAGACCACGGCGTACGGGGTCGGCTCGGTCTCGGCGTTCTCGTCCATGATCGAGCGGATGTGGCGGGCGTGGTCTTCCACCAGCACCTGCGAACGGTGGATCTCGCGCGTCAGGTACATGCGCCCGTCAGGGTCGGTGCGCCACCACTGGCAGACGAAGGCGTCGTTGTACCCGAAGTCCACGGTGAGGAACAGCGGCCAGTCCTTCGGGACGGGGAACCAGTCGATGACGTTGACGTCCTCACGCCAGTCTTCGAAAACCATGCCTTCGGCCGCAGCCCAGATTCCCTTCAGGTACCGCAGCTTCCGCACGCCGGTCAGCGCACCGAGGCGGGCCAGGTACGCGGCCCCTGCGCTGGTCGGTGTCCCGTCCCGCTCGAACAGGTACGGGTTGTCCTGGTGCAGCGAGTGGATGTGGCGCGCGCGGCCTTCCTTCGCCATCTTCAATAGGTGGTGATCCGGGTGGTCCGGGTTGGTGAGCAACATCATCTGCTTGTACGTCGGGGACTTCCCGCGCAGACGGGTGGCCACGACTTCAACGCCGGTCACGGACACCTGGTTGGACTCATCGATCAGGACGCGGTCCACGTCCATGGACAGGAACTTCCCCGGCCGGTCCATGCCGCCGGGGATGATCAGGGACCCGTTCTTGTACATGTAGGCGGCAGGCTTCGAGCCGCTGCCGCCGAACCAGGTGACGTGTCCCGAGGCCAGTTCCTGCGCGGCCACGAACTGCTCGTACGTGCGCAGCGTGGACGCGCCGAGGGACGCGGCGGTCTGCCGCAGCAGCAGCGTGACGAGACCGGGCACCAGCAGGCTGGTGGTGTGGATCTTCATCAGCGCGGCCACGCTCTTGCCGGTGCCGGCCGGACCGGACACCAGGACGGTTTCGTCCCGCGCCTTCATCAGTTCCAGCGCACCGCCGCGCGGCTCGTACGTGGTCACACGAGATCCTTCGGGTCCAGCCCCACGATGCGGATGGTCGGGACGTCGTCCCCGCTGCCCGCGTCCTTCGCGGGCTTGTCCACGCCGTTCAGCTTCGCCAGGTCGGTGACCAGCCGCCGCGCTTCGTCCACGGCGCGCAGCTTCACCGCGCGGTCGTCCGAGGTCATCTCGTTCCCCTCGGCGTCATACTGGACCGGGGCGTCCGCGTCCAGCATGTCCAGGGTGGACTTCAGCAGGCTTTCCAGCCGCAGGTTCGCGGTGTCCCGCATCTGGTCGGCGGTCTCATCCGCGCGGGCGGTCGCGCTGGCCATCGCCTCACCTACGGCGCGCAGCGCGGCAGCAGGGCTGCTGAAGCCGCAGCTGTCCGCAATCTCGGACCAGTGCGCGCCGCGCACCCGCAGCTTGATGGCGCGGTCCAGGTTCTGCGCGTCCAGCACGTCCTGCGCGATGTTGTCCGGCATGGTGCCCGTCCCTTCTTCGGTGGCTGCACCAGCGTACCGACATGCGGAAACAGCTCGGCCCCGCCGGGCGTAACACCGACAGGGCCGAGCTGCGCAACCCACCGAGGGACCACCGGAACCGCAGGGCAGGACAGGTCCAGGGTACCCGGTCAGTAGAGCAGCCGAAGAACATCCTGGACGTCTTCCTGCCGGTCGTTCCAGCCGGGCACCGACAGACCGTGGCCGAATTCGTCCGCGATGCGGGCCAGCAGCACCGTGATGGCTTCCCGCTCGCCCGCAGGCTCGGGCCGGTAGAACCACTCGTCCCCGCGCGTGGCCACGCGGATCGCGCCCATGGCGCACAGTGAGCGGCCTTCATCGAACTGGCCCTGCGTCCAGCCGCGCGAGCGGATCAGGTCGCCTGCCGCCTTCAAAATCGGGTTGGGCTGGAAGGTTCCCGGCTGCTGTGCGGTCCGCTCACGCTCTCTCAGGATGCCAGCGACCGCCAGCCCGTCCGCTTCCTTCAGCGCGGCGGACAGTGCCGCCTGTGTGTCCTCGGGGACACCCAGCAGCACGGCCATGGCTGCGTGGGCCAGCTCTAGGCGCAGCTCGAAGCTGACCGGCGGCAGGTCCGCGAAGGTCTCGCGATCGGGCGGGGTGGCCGCGATGGCGGCCACGGTGTCTTCGTGCGTCACGGTAGTCATGTTGCAACAGTACCGGAACACGACGAAGGCCAC